AAGCAATGCGTCAAGATTCTTTTTGGTTTTTGTCGTACCCAATCTATCTGCGTTTATCCTTCGCTCTAAATCTTCAATAGACGTTTTATGTGGCACCCGTATCGCATCCAAATCGTAAAAATACCGCCGACTCTTAACGAAGTGAAAAATCCTCTCGGTTGTGGTCGTCAACCTATCCCTCACGCTCGACGGCATCGAGTTTGGCTTGTACCATGTAATATCATTGCGACAAATCCAGCCATCCTCCTGCAACGCAATCGCAACCCGATACGGAATGAGGAGTTTTTGTTTTGAAACAGTAACTTTATCAACTGGGTGACTTTTGGCTCTGTGCGGCGGAATCCAATCACCACCTGGCCGTCCTTGTGGATATTTTGGGTCTGGTGGGCCATAACTTCCCTTTCCACTCCCAGCATACGTATCCCCCAAATTCAAATAATACGAACCATCCTTTCTGAGCACCCTCTTTATCTCTCTGGACACCTCAACGAGGTGGTCAACATACATCTGCCATGTGGGTTCTAACCCCAGTTGTCCTCGCCAAGCACCGCACTTCTGGCAGAATCCCGATGATTTATCATCGAACTTTTTGATGTATGTCGTTCCCTTCTTGCCGTGAACCGATTCTTGTGTACCCTTCTGGAAGTTGCGATTCTCGTGAGCGAGAGTCACCTTCTCTTCTCTCCACACGTGCTCGCAGTCTGGGTCACCACCCCAAATCGTTACTGCCTCTTCGCCATACGTTCGCAGGCCCCAGTACGGAGGCGACGTTACCACCAGATTGACGCTTTCATCTGGTATCGTCTTCATCGCCTCGATGCAGTTTCCGATGATGATGCGATGATGTGTCATTCTTGGAACCTCACAATTTCATACGTTACATCGCCTGTTGGGAGTTGCTCGTTCAACCTTAACCGACGTCTATAAACGGGAATCCACGTATCGTCCTGCTCGATGCCGATAGAATTAAAACCTAAGTTTCTTGCCGCCACCGTCAACGTACCACTCCCCAAGAACGGGTCTAAAACTGTGCCATCTGGTGGCGTGACCAATTTAACAAGGTATTCGATGAGTTTGAGCGGTTTCTGCGTCGGGTGTCCGATTAGGTTGGAGTGCGTGTTGTGGTCATCGTGAATGGTAGGATTTTTTGGTATTCTTGTATCTCCTGTTTCTGCCACACATAGAGCGGTGCCCAACGTAAACGACGGTTGGAAATCCACCCCACAATCATCGCAGTGCATCGAGTGTTTTTCGTGCTTCGACCTGTCGTTGTATGCATCGCCACAGACCTTGCACACGAACCAGCGTTCTTTCGCCGATGCTTTTGCGACGTAGAAGAAGCGGGAGGCACCGCCAGAGTCCGAAATATCACATGGTAATCGCTTGAATCCCCACCCCACTTGGCGAGTGTCTAATAACTTTCCATCTCCGTCATGGGGTCTTGTAACGCTTACCCCACTCTGCCCATCCAACATCTCCGCCGCAACCTCGTCGATGATGACGTTGGAAGGGAAGCGACCTTGATGCTCTTGAGTAAAACCACCACTTTGAAATGAAACATTAATGGCATTACCCCTTTCTTGTGCTGGAATGATTTCTACTCCAATCCTCCCCCCATCAACATCAATCGCACCCGTCCCATACTTCAAGACGTTCTCGGCGACCGTCTTCTCGCCCAACGGCTTTCGTGCCATCACAATCGGCTCACAGGCGGGTTTTAGTGCCGTGCCCCAGCCGTTCCATGTTTTTGCTTCGGGAGAATATGGTTCTGGTTTTAATTGTCTTCCTGTAAATCTACCAACAGTAAAGCCGCTCCCTCCATGAAGCCCGCCGGTTGGCGTATCCAAATAACCACGCCTTTCAGCATACTCCATCATCTTATCAATCGCCTTGCTCACATCCAGCGATTTTGGAAATCCTTGTCCATGAATCCAAAGAATCATATCTCTAATTTCAAAGCCAGCGTCTTCAACTGCTGATGCCATCCTGTGATATGTTCGAGTTCCGCCGAAGGATAAGAGATGTCCGCCGGGCTTTAGAAGGCGATAAACTTCTTTCCACATATCGAGGTTGTAAGCAATGCCTGTTGAATCCCAATGCTTGCCCATAAATCCTAATTCATATGGCGGGTCAGTAACGACTGAATCAATCGAGTTGTTCGGCAAGGTCTTCACAACTTCAATGCAGTCGCCAATGATTATTTTATGGTGCATATTCATCACTCCCATCTAATCATTACACCATTGCCTTATACTCTTTTGTGCTAAACGAGCTTTGATAATTGATTGATATTCCTTATTAATTTCAAATCCAATCCATTTTCGATTAAGATGTTGGGCGGCCAGAGCAGTTGTCCCACTACCCATAAATGGGTCTAAAATTATATCCCCTTCACGTGAGCCAATAGTTATTAAATAGTGCATAAGCTTAAGTGGTTTAACAGTAGGATGGAAAATACCTGATAATTTATTTTGTTCTGTTGTATAATGGTGAAATGGTTTATCCTTTGGTCTTGATATGATTCTTAGTCTTTTTTCTTTTTTGCTTGGCTTCGGTACAATCAAAAATGGAAATGTTTTTTGAACTGACTTAGGCAATAGTTTGATTCGCTCTCTAAACCATCTGTCAAGGTCAAAATATCTGGAAAACAAAGCCAAATCTTCATAGTCATAGGTAACATCATTATCAATTGAACTTAAGCTTGAACTCTCTTTTGCTATTTCATTGTCCAATATATTATCACTTGCTAAAAGGTTGGCAGGGAAACGCCCTTGCTGATTTCCATATTGTTTCAACAATCTTTTTCTATCTCCATATATATTGTGAGCAATCCAACATCCCTCTTTTTGAATTCTCCACCAAGCACTTTCATCCTTATAAGGAATCCTTCCATCATCCAGCCAAGTGATTCCTTTTCTGTTTTTAAGTGCTTGGTCAACAAATGTTTTCTCAGACAAAGGTTTCATAGCAACTATAATCACCTCAACTGAAGGTTTGGGCTGAAAGCCAGCATATGAACCATCAAGAGCTTTGGCTTGGGGAGTTATTGGGGTTGTATCTGCCATATCTCCAGAATATTCTCTTTCTGACCAACCATGGGATACTTTAGAATTGTGAAGATTTCCCGTTGCTGGAACTCTAGTTCTTTCAACCCCAAACCTCTTATCCACTGCCTTTGAAATGTTTAATGCTTTTGGGAACCCACTTGCATAAGCCCAAAAGATAGGAGTAAAGCTAATATCAAACCCTGTCTTTTGTAGCTTATAAGCTGTTTGACTCAAACAATCCAGCCTTGGCGAACTCATTATAAAAGCAAATGCTCCAGATTTCAAAGCACGAAGGCACTCTTGCCAAATTTCTATTGAAGGTAGAACATCCCACGTTTTACCCATAAATCCTTTTGTAGCTGTTTTTGTCATACCACACCGCCAATGGTCTGTTGGGCTTAGGCCATATGGGGGGTCGGTGACAATCGCATCAATGGATTCATCTGGCAATTTTTTCATACCTTCCAAACAATCACAGAAATGACACTTGTTAATTAAAGAATCAAAACTCTTATTCATTCTACCGCCTCTGACCACATCTTTTACAAAATCTATTAATAGGGCTGTTAAAGCTGTTACACCGTTTGCATTTCCAATAATACAATCTCCATTCTGGAATTATCATTGTGACCAACTCAAGTTTATTTGCTTGGGTTCTGAAACACTTTACCTTTCATATGCTTGCGTTCAAATACATTAATCTTAAGCACACTTCTATCAGCTTTTAGATAAAGAGTTAAATAAGAATTTCCATATTTATCTTTGTTCAAATACCCATGACCAATAACTTCTCCTGATGTGACTAGAATCACATGCGACTTGCCATGTTGGATATACGCCATCTCATTTCTCCATGTATGTTCCACACTCTACTACTATCACTTTCATTTTATGTACCTTTTGCAGTGTCAAGTTTGGCTTCCTGATGCACACTTCGTTGTGAGCACATTTTTCACACAAAGACTCCATCTCCAAACCCCCGTTCTATTATTATATGACATTATATTTATAGATATTGTTTGCACTCTTTTGGACATTTCTCATTATTTCCATAATAACATGCTGAAATCTGATATATACTTGCATCCGGGCACTTCTTGAAACAGTCAAATGGATATTCAAAGCTCATTCGCATTTCCTCACATCAATTAATTTCCAATATTCGCTTTCATATCTTTTGAGATGCTTTTTTGCAGCTTGCTCACTTTGAGCAAACAATACAAATTCAGATATTCTGCCTGTGACCTGCCCTTTAAATCTTCCAACATACTTTTGCCATTTCTTCATGTTAGTGGCTCCTTAATATCCTCCAGTACGCTTCCATTCTCGATATTCCTCTTTTAGATTGTCCCACTCTTCTTGTGTAAACTCTCTGCCCCCCCTAACCCTAAAGTCATCGTTATCGATTTGTCGGGGGTCGAATTCATTTCTTTCACCAATATGCGTGCCCGTGCCCTCGACAGTAAATCCTTGATATCCCAATGTTCTCCCACCGTTCTCCTCAATTCGTTTAATCCGCTCTTTTCCTCTTTTCTCTCTCTCCATAAGTTTATTCGAAGCCCAAGCATGTGCTTCCCAATATGAATCAAATTTTGGTTGGTTCTTAATTTTAATTCTTCTAAAGTTACATCCACGCCAATCCATAATGTGACAATCATCTCTACCGAGCCAATAAGCTACCCAACGAGGAGACTTGCATCTTGTATCTGCATAGATTTCGAAATACATAATCTCTTTAACCATCTCTATTTCACCTCTTTTTTTAATTCATATTTCCTAAACTTTTTATTTATCATTTTTACTTTGAAACATCTTTTACAATTATGGCAATATACCAACTTGAATCTTTGAGGGTTTAGAATGTCAGGGTTTATAACAAAGCCACAATATTTACATTCTATTCTTACTCTCATCTTTCATTTCACCTCTAATTTCTCCTTGAGATACTCAATGATTTCAACTCGCATATCGATTCCTTCGTCTATTTGAAGGTCTTGTATTTTGTTTGAAAGTGCGTAAGCAGTAGCATTGATGTCTTCTATTCTCTTTCGTGTTTTCTCGTCCATTTCATTTCGCCTCTTTATTTTCTATGGGGAAACTTGACCGCGCCCCGTTGGCGGTGTTCACTCACCTCTTCACCATGCTAATACCTCAATATCCCAGGTTTCCATTCATCGCCCCTTATTGATAAATGACACTCTTTACCATCTGTTTTAATGACCCGTATCCTTTCTTCGTGAGGGGTGCCCTTTGCTAATCCTATGATTTTACACCCCTCATAGTGTGTCTCCTCGTTCATCGTACTGAATGCGCCACAATAACGACATCTGCTGACTATTTTGTCTGTCATTTTCATTTTCACCTCTTTTTGTTGCCTCCATACTATTAATAGACGTCATAGTATATATACTTATCGGTTGTTTAGTGCTTCTAAAGTGTCAATCAAAGATTACCTCTATTTTGTAATCCGCTTCATCCACCACATGCTGAATTTATACGCTTGTTCTTTAAATACTTTTGGTTTTGAGTGGACAAAAGATATAACAAGAAATCTACGATAATCCAAGAGCATCGGCAAGATTATGGTCTAAATTTGAATGAAACTATAAACGCAGAGGAGCAGTGGGGCGATGGCGTTTTTATACAAAAATTGCTATTACACCTTGGGGTTACACACCAAAAATGGGTATATACATTAGCTCATATAAAAATGTATTAAAAATAAAGGTAGTAGAGACTACAACAACATCTTTCTATCTTCAAATTCCTGGCGTTTACCTGGGTTCCACTTGTATGTGGGTCGATAGTATCCAGTGATTCTTGAATATACTTTCGTTTGAGCGTTGCACTTTGGACATGTATAATGAACCCCATATATTATTCCACAGCTATCGCAGATTGAATATGTGGGTGTGATGTCAATATAAGGCAACTTTGTATTTGTACAGATGTTCTTCACCAAAAATTTGGATTGCTCTCTGTCCATATGTTGTCCGTGGAACAAGTGAAATATAGAACCACCTGTATAATATTGTTGAAATCTTTCTTCTATCTCTAACCTCGATATTAAATCTAAATCAAAATCAACGGGGACATTTGAACTATTGGTATAGTATGGCGTTCCATTTCCTTGGGTATAGATTTTATCACCAAACCTCTTTCTGTCAATTACTGCTAGTTTATGCGCTGCAGATTCTGCTGGTGTGGCTTCAAAATTAAACAATTGACCGGTCTCTTTTTGGAAATCCAATGTTTTCTGGCGTATATAACTTAACACATCTTCAACAAAAGACTGACAATCAGTAATAGGGACTCCAAATAAGTTTACGCAGCTTTCATTCATGCCAACAAGACCTATCGTATTGAAAAATGTGTCAAAACCACATATATAATTTTTAACAAATGGTAATAAATCATTCGAGAATAATTCATTAACTCGTCTACGCTTCTCCACTAATTGCCCTTTAGCTTTATCTAATAAGAAGTCCAATCTTTCGTAATAGTCTTCTTCATTCTTTGATAGATACCCCAATTGAGACATATTGAGGGTTACAACACCGATGCTCCCGGTATTTGGGTAGAAGTTCCAAAGACCCCGTCTTTGTGGGAGTTGTGTCAAATCAAGCTGTAACCTACAACACATCGCAGTTGTTGAGTTCTCTGGAATACCCGACCCTATCAAATTCATAAAGTATGGCAATCCATATTTAGCGGTAAGTTCAAACAACAAATTAGCATTCTCACTATCCCAGTCGAAATCCTTTGTCATATTATATGTTGGAATCGGGAAGGGGAAAGGTTGATTAGTTTTATCTCCTTCTATCATCACTTCAAGGAATGCTTTATTAATCAACTCAACTTCTTCCTGGAATTCACCATAAGTATCATTCTGCTCTTCACCATTGTAGAGAACGTTCTGGTCTGCTAATGTTTCTGGAACTCTGAAATCAAAAGACAGATTCACGAATGGACATTGGAAACTAGACCTTAGAGGGAAATTAAATGAATAAATTAGTCTTTGTATGTTTTGTTTTATCTGTCTATAACTTAGTCCATCATACCGAGCAAAAGGAGCTAAAAGAACATCAATGTGGGAGAATGCCTGCGCACCAGCGAATTCAGTTTGTGAAGTGTAGATGAAATTAATCATGTGGTCTATCACTACATCAAAATGTTTAGCAGGTTTGGATGATACTCCTGCGGGATTAATAATTCCTTTTGAGATTAATGTGCCCAAATCAGCACCAAAACAATATGGTGCGAACCAGTTATCCAAATCATGGATATATAAACTACCCTTACGATGCAAGTCTCCCGCAGGGCTATGTTTTAATATATCACGTGCTAAAAAAGTGCCTGCCAGGTAGCTTTTTAAACCACTAAACGAGTAGGAAATGTTTGCATTTGAGTTTATGTGACTACACGACTTTGATAGATATTCTTCGATTTCGTGCAATAAAATCCCCAGACATCTTATATGCCTCTTACTATTTTAAATTATTGTAAAAGCTAGTGCTTAAGTTCTGTTATAGATTTGATATTGGTGGGGTCAATGACATAATATCCCTTGGAATTCCTATGTAAGTGGTGCATTCCATCATTCCCTCTGGTAAGAATCCCTGTCATTGTCTGCGTGCGTTTGGATATCATATTTCCTTTGCTATCACTAACTATCTCTGATACAAATGACTTGCCTTTTACTAATGTCACTCTAACTTTATTTTTCATGGTCTATCCTCCTCAGTTTCTTGGTAGCAATGGGGACATATAAGCAAACTTTTACGTGATTGCATTGTTCTAAGCTTCCCTTTTCTTCCACACCGTTCACATATAAACTCTTGTTCTCGTATCTCTTCTCTCACTATCTCATCCAGCTTTTCAACTAAAAGTGTAATAAATGCTGGGGTAAAAGGAATATGAACTTTGCCATCGACATCTTTTCTTTCTAATTCCACTTCTATTTTATCTGGGGCGTGGATATAGATGTGATTTAACCGAACTGGTATTTTCTGGCATTTAGATTTTTTATTATCAGTAATGACAATCTTTTCTATCATCTTTCATTTCACCTCGCACTTTTGTGCTGTTATTCTACTCCTTTATACATTGCCTTCGACAATATGAACAAATATTATTATGTCTCCTCGTTGCCACTGTTATCCTCGAACCACACCCACCCACTTTTGCACAAACGGGACATTCACAGGTTGGATACCATCTTCTTTTTTGGTTTCTTTCCACCCAAATTCCCATCTTTTGTTACCTCCATATTATTAATAGACGTTATAAAAAAATATTCTTTTTAACTAATAAACCTTTGGCCTACGCAAAACCACATCCGACATTTCAGAATTGTATTCTTTTAATATACTCCAACCTATCTGCGCTGTTCCACCTTTCCAGGTAATAAACGAATTCTCTCTTTGAAGTGTGCCACCTTCAATTAATAGCCGGCCTGGTGGTTTGGCAATCGTAAATAATTGATGTCTATGTCCAAAAACTGAAACATCTGCTCTTTCAACTAAAGAATCATCAATCCGTTCTGCCTTGTATGAAGTTGCGTATGGCAATCCCCCCGATGTGTGCATCATAATTAAAGAATACTTATTGTTAAGAGATAGCCTCGCACCATATCCATAATAGATACAGTTGTCAACCCTTGATGCTATATGCCTAAGCGCATTATATCCTACTCGAACGCTGCCCATCAGGTGCTCTTCATGGCCGCCATGGGTCAGGTGTATAGTTACATCTTTTGGAAACATGCTCAAATACTGAACAGCTAAATCAACCTGGTCATCAATATTCATAACTAATAAATCAAGGGCTTCTCGTGCATGAACTCCCTTGCCTTGAATCACATCTCCTGCAACCAAAACATCCTTGATGTTATATTTCTTTACATCCTCTACAAGTTGTTTGAATGCAAGTTCTGAAAAGCCCCTGCTGCCTATATGCCAATCGCTTGAAGCCAAAAGCGGCGTGTTTACTGAACCAACTTCTTTATAAATTCTTTTTGTGTCTAAATCTCCGTATCTAGCAAGTACATAGTAGGTCTCATTACCATGCACTACTTTTTTGATTTCATATCCCATTTTTTCTAACATCTGAATATTCTCAATTAATTTCCATTTAGGTATGGATAATGCTAATGCGATGTTGGATGCAGCTATAGGAGTTCTTGTCTGTCTCAAGATATCCAAAACATCCTCTGGTTTATCTTTCTTAACTTTATTTTTCCGTAACTTCATACGATTAGCCTTTTTTACAATTGCCTCTGGTGTTCTATTGGATAATAACTTTGCAATTTCAAATTTATCTGTATTTGGATATAACCTTCTGAGAATCTCTTCTTCAGCTTTAGACCAATCATCTTTGAAGCTGTCTATCCTATTTTTCTTTTTCACTATAGAATCTTCTGTTCTGCCCGGAAGCAGTTTCATCAACTCTTTTATTGATTTATTTATATTCTCTTTCAAAATTTTAACCTCCTTAGGAGTCCAAGGTTTTCCTGCCATCTATTCACCTCTCATTACTTTAACAACATTTTCCGATATCTTTTTACCAATGCCTTCAATACTTGATAATTCCTCCTTAGATAAAGATGCGACATCTAAAATAGTGGGATATTTACTTAATATACGTTTTGCTTTGGATAGCCCTACGTTTGGAATTAAAGATATCATATCCTCCCTAATCTCCTCTATACTCTCCTTCTTCTTTGTAATTTGCTGTGGTCTTGTTCCAGGGGTTATTGACTTCCTAAACAGCCTTTCTGATAAGTAACATAGCTCATCATCATTTTCAACAAATAGAACATGGACACCCATATAACAAATGGCTGCTATTGTACCTAAAAGCATGTTGACCAACCGTTGTGGGTGTTTATATCTCAAAAGTGCTGCATTTCGGTTGCCTGAAATGATTAGATAACAATCCTTGTAGTTGTTTTTCATATTAATAATTTGATTCCAAATCCTTTTATTTAAAATAGATGATATAAAATCAGAATAGCTTTTTCTTTCAATTGCTATACTGTTATAAACTATATCTCCAACTTCAAGTGATGTTCTTTTACAATTACAAAATTTATTAAGGCCATCATATATATGGGTTGGCTCATGGACATCAACTAATACATTTAGTGGTTTATCTGGCTTCATATATATCTCTCTATCTTTCGTTGATGTCTCTCTATAAACCCCTTCTTTATAGAACTAAAGTTAGTAAAAATATGAGTAGTTATTATATTATCAATAGTAAAGCTATTATTTAGATTAGTATTTATATTATATTGTATTTTCTTCCTCTTTATGTTGTTCATAGTATTTATACTTATGTATGATACTAAACTAGCTCTATTACGACATTTAGTAACCTCTACTCTGGTCTTAATATTATCATTATTCCATTTCTTTAAGTGTTTTGATATCTTAGATATATAGTAAGGACTAAAGAACTTTTTCCAGTCCTTATCATCTTGGAATCCAATATCAAAACTTTTAATTAATTTTTTAACTGGGCTCCATGAATATCTTACAAATGGTAACTTTTTTGGATAAGTGTTTAGAATCAATTGTTGGGTATGATAATCGGGAAAACATCCATCACATATCCTACCATATTCTTTTTCCAATATCTTTAGTTCTACATTTCTGTGATTTTTAGCTATAATAGAAGCAGCTGAAACTACTGGTATATTGACATCAGCATTATAACTTGCATAAACGTTTGATATATCAACCATTTTGGATAATTTACTCAGAAATGCTTTTGTTGGATGAAGGGAATCTATATAAACTTTAGCATCGTTGCCAATTGCTTGGATAATATCAGCTATAATTTTTGTTTCTATATCATTCAATGATTGTCCTTTGTCTCTAAAACTATCAATTTGTTCTGGCTCTATTATTGAGACATATATTAAGTCACCAATTGATATAATTTGAGGCGATAGTTTGTCTATCTCTTTATTTGGAAGTAATTTACTATCTTTTACTCCAAGTTGATGTAGATAGGATTCTTGACCACTTTTTAATTTCAGCCCAGCAATGACAAGGGGACCGCAAACACTACTTCTTCCTACTTCATCTATACCTACTATATTATTCTGCATCCTTGTACCCATAGTCTTTCTCAAGGATAACAGGTATCATTTCCTGCTCTAAGCCTGGATATCTATATCGCACAATTCTTCTTGCTCTACTTCCGTATCTATCTCTGATTGGTTTTGTTGCTGGAAGTAATTGTAAGAGGTACTTCGTGTTATACATTAGAATGGGGCCACCCCACGGTCTGCCTGTATCATAAAAGTTGATTGGATTGGTGCTTACGTGGTGCGTCATAAATATCACTATGTCAAAAGCTTCGGCAATAGCTTGTATTCTAGCAAACAAAGAATTTTCAACTATAGACCTTGCAGGTAGATTTTGTGTTTCGCTTGGAATTGTGACTTTGACAGGATTTGTGAAACTATCAAGGACAACGCACTTGTAATTTTTGTCTTTTCTATTCCAGTTATTTTTGTTGAGATTTTGGCTTTTCCACTCGTTTCTAAATTAAAGCTATACCCAAATAGGGACATTAAAGAATAAAGGTCTCTTGCTGGATGAATATCAATTGTTATATCCTTTTCAATAGACCATCTTTTCTTATAATATCCTACAATCCTTTCTAGTGCTTCTTCTCTTCCAAACATTCCTTCTGTTTCTATAATTAGGGCTGGAGCATTCAGACCACCAACCTTCTCTTCTCTGTTGCTCATAACTGCACATTGAACTCCAAACCAAGTTTTGCCTAAATCGGGTGGTCCAAATATTCCACTTACTGTTTTTGATGGTAGCCCGCCTGCTTGTGTGCTCTCTGGGTCACTTGGGAATAACTTGTCTATTGAACTACAACCAGTTGACAAAAATGCCATTTTATATCACCTCTGTGTATTTTTTAAACTCTTCTTCACCAATGATTTTTCTAATCAAACATAATAAATGTTTGCATACTACATTGTTGAATAAACTATCTTCACAAGTACAGATACAAGTTTGATTATTTATATCTATTGATGGTGAATGAGTGGAGCTTTTCCCTTCTACAAACCCATAATAGACATCATCTTTTGTTTTAATTAACTCAGATATGCTGAGATGCTTACTCTTTTCAAGTCTATCTGGAGTTGTTCTTTTCTTATCGAATATCCACTCTAAATTCATCTTAATATGTTCCTTAGTATGTTAGGAAGTTGGCCAATTTGGTCTTTAGATATATTGCCCCCACTAAATCCCGGGTGCCCCCCAGCAGGAATCCCAGATTTGTTTAATTTTTCAACTACCAATAGAGCTAAATCTCCTCTGATACTCATACTTCCTGTGGATTTATTTACAACGACTGCTGTTTTATGAGTGGATTGTTCTATCCGTGTGGCCAACCATCCAGATAGCCGTGCAGATGAATCATATATCCATAGAACGATATGCCCTAAATCGATGGGATTAGTATTCTTTATGACGCCTGACATTATACCCTTCAGCTTAGCCTTGGCCGAGAGAAGAGTTTCGTCGTGGAGGATATCATCTGGCTTTGTTGCTTTTATCAGAGATTTTAGAGCAATGTCAGGAAATCCTAATCGACAGGCTGCATTAACTGGACTTGATAATAGTTTATATTTAGGTATTTGGAACGTTGATAATTGATTCTTATATTCAGACGTAATTAGTTCCATATCTAACAAGCTTGGACAAGACTTCCATATCTCAGGAGGGGTAAGCTCTGGTTGTGCATCTCCCACTAAACCAACGACTGTTTTCCAACATTCTTCCTTGGGTATTTTATCCTTTAATTGTCTGTATATAATTAATGATGTCGGTACTGCATCCCATATCAATTTATATGAATGGTTATCCATGTGCTGGGGATGGTGGTCATATACCGTCCCCTTGAATTTGGGATTGATTGGAGCCATATCTAACACCACATCAACATCATTTACATCCCCAAATATATCTGGATATATAATCTCATACCCTTCATTCAGTGTCTTTATAAATAAGAACGCCGACGTTATACCATCAGCATCGTGGTGGGTTGCAATTTTTATATCCATATACTGCCTCCTTAATCTTTGGGGTATCCTATTATCCTTATCATATAAAAGCTTTATGCCAAGCGCAAACGAAAGGCTTAAATATGAGTGGGATTATAGGGTGGATAGGTTCTTAAATGTGAAGGAGGTTAAAGATGAGCAAAAATATTTTCTCAGATTGGTCTAAAAAGCTAGGCGTTTCGGTAAAAGACCTTGAAGCCGAATACGATGCTTTGTTGAAGGATGAACAAAATATACACCCAAACTTAACAAAAGAACAGATAGATAGCAGAGCACTTTCTAGATTATATAATAAGTATAGAAGGGGGCTATCTTCGAGAGCAAGTCACTTTACTGGTGTGAACTTAGGAGATTCGGGGTTGGTTGATTTAATTGAAATAAAAAAGCGATTTGCAAAGAAAATATTTGAAACAAACGCTGAAAACGCTATCGTTCAAGGACTGACAAATGCAAAAGGGATTCCTTTAGATACAAGGGAAAAAGTACGTGGGAAGCCAAATCCAAGTTTTGGCAAACCATTTAGTGAAGATGATAAGTCGTTTATAAGGCATATATATGGCGTTGTTTTTATTGATAATAGTACACGGTTTTATAAAATGACAGCATTCGGTGAAGTGGCAGAGAGACTGCAAGTGCCACTTTATCAAGAATGTACATTTAGAGCAAATGACAAGACTCAGAGTGGGGTGGGCGATTTAGAATTAACAGCGGTATCAGCTACTAAGTTTACTCCAACGGGCAAAGATATAGATATGCAGAGTGTATTCAAATCTCACCATTACGTTACAATAGACAAACTTGACGACTATCATGAACAGCATAAAGCAGACAGAAATAGAATCACAATTACTGAAGGAGATGTGATTACAATGAATTTAGAGCCAAATCAAGTAACTGGAAATAGGATGATTCTCCTTGGGGATTCGTCTTTGGGATTTGAAGACAAGTTTGGGAGGCCAGTTCGAGGGATTGTGTGTTGGATTCCAGAATCTTTACCAATAGACTTTGGAGAAGACAGTAGAGTGTTGGTTATAGGCCAGACCAATAGGGGCAGAGGTTACGACTACGAAGCCGGTGAACCAACCGATGAGCCAGGTAATATAATGATGAATGTGTATGGGATTTGGGCAATTCCAGAATTTAAGATAAACTTAGACCTTAAACCTGTAACTGAAACAGACATATCAATAGATTTAGGAGATAAAGAAAATGTGGGCGAATGAAGTCAAAGCATATATCGATGCAGCACATTGGTTGCCCGGATATGATGGCAAATGTGGAAGAGTTCATGGTCACAGGTGGGAGATTATAGTCACAGTAAACGGTGATAAACTAAAGGATGGTATGCTTGTGGACTTTACAATAATCAAAGACATAATAAATAGACTCGACCATCAAGGTCTAAACGCTATAATTAAGAATCCCACCGCAGAAAATCTCAGCAAGTATATATATGACGAGTTAAAGAAGGAACTCAGGCATCGTGAGCTCGATGTTGAAATTGTAGGGGTAACAGTCTGTGAATCACCTGAGTGCAGTAGCACATATTTGGAGGTGTAGATATGGATGTATGGATAAGAGAAATGGAGCAGCGTATCAGAGATTTAGAGCAGATAGTATATATACTCTGGAACCAGCATGACCTAGAGCCAAACGAATCTATAAAGAGAATCGGCAGCCGACCTTAGCGGTAAGGCCCGTGTGATAAAATGAAGATTGCCGAGATTTTCTTATCAATCCAGGGAGAGGCTAGGAACGCGGGAAGGCCCACTATATTTATTAGAACAGCGGGTTGCAACCTAGCCTCCTCTTGGGGCGGTTGTACTTATTGTGATACTAAATATGCCAGAGACTTCGAATCAGGCAAAGGAGTAAGCATTTACAACATCATTGATTACATACAAATCTATAGCCCATACAGGCTTGTAGAAATAACAGGTGGCAACCCAGGGCTTCAAAAAGAATCTGTTAGAGAGTTAGTCAATGAACTGGTTGAATTGGGTTATGAGGTAGATATAGAAGAGAATGGAAGTATAGATATAAGCTATATTCCACGGCATAGAAATGTGAGGGTTGTGTTGGATATGAAAACTCCAGGCAGTGGGATGAGTGATAAAATGTTGTTTGAGAATTTAGAGCTATTGACAAGAAACGATGACCTCAAGTTTGTGATTACCTCTATAGAAGATATGGATTGGGCAGTAGATGTGTTAAATAGATATACAACAAAAGCAAGAGTTTACTTCTCTCCGTGTTTTGGAAAGATAGATTATAAAGATATAGCTAATTATATACTAGAGAATAGATTGGATGTGGCATTTATTCGGTTGCATAAGCACATATGGAGTTCAAATAAAAAGGGTGTTTAAAATTGAATATCACTGGTTATGATATTTTAATATTCGATTTTGATGGTACTATTTTTGAATTGAACTTGGATAGTGAAAGTTATATTCACAATCTTGGTTATACTATGGATGAATTTGTCTTTGTGAATCCAAAAATTAAAAAGAAGGTTATTTATCAGCTGGAAAAAGACCGCTTTGACATTTCTCAAGTAAAACCAAATATAAAAATATGTCAATTTATTAAGGAAAACCAAAACCAACCATTAGCTCTTTGTAGCAATAATAGTGAAGAAGTTATACAAAATGTATTGCAGAAGTTCGGATTCGATTCCACATTTGATATAATAGTAGCAGTAGATGTGATAACCCCCAAGCCAGACCCAAATGGTCTCTTGATAATAAAAGAAAAATATCGGAAGTGTCTTTTTATTGGCGATAACGATATTGATGAACAAGCTGCATTAAATGCTGGGATAGACTTTATATATGTTCAAGACTTTATCAAAGCGATTGAAAAATAGCGTTTTTGTAGGTTTTGGGTGTCTTTACCCTTGGGGTTAAAGTATGGAAATACCAAAAAACGACATCATACCGCCGACTCTCTTGGATTAGTAAAAAGTAGGTCTAAATTGAAAATCATACCGCATATATTGGATTTTGTCATTGAAGTTAAATATTTTGAGTTCGGTCGAATAACAATTCAACCTGCTGATTGAAAAGTATTTATACTATAAATAAAAGAGGGATAAACGATGGAGATAGCTGTAAACAGGGTGGAGTATGTAAGCAAAAATAATAGCATTTATTTATTTGGTCGCGATGCAGATAAGAAGAGGAGAACCATTAAGGTTGGTGGCTTCCGACCTTATTTCTATTCAACAAACCGAATTCAAGATGATGCTGTAATTAAAATAGAAAAAAGTGACGTTCCTACATTCGATGGTAAAGAAGTATATAAAATAACTGTATCGAAACCAGCAGATGTTAGCAGGCTCAGAGAACAGAGTGATAGACATTATGAGGCAGATATTCCATTTGTGAGGAGGTTTCTAATTGATAATCAAATTAAGTGTGGTGTTTTAATTGAAAATGGCAAGCTGCTGCCAGTTGATGATGTGGAAAACAATCTCAGATTGTGTTATTTAGATATTGAAGTGGCATCACTTGAAAAGAAGGTGCCTGATGTATTGGATGCAAAATATCCGGTTATAGCAATTTGTTTTTATGATAATTATACAAGCCAATATTATAGTTATGTATTAGGTGAATTAAAAGATATTAATTGGAATGTTAAAACATTCGAAACTGAGAGAGAGCTTCTTAAAGCATTCGCTTCAGACTTCGCTTCTTTTGATTTTGATATAATTACAGGCTGGAATGTATCCAAGTTTGATTTGCCTTATCTAATCACCAGATTGAAAAAGTTGAAACTGAACCCAGGCACTCTATCTCCATTAAATAAGTGTTTTGTAAATAAAAATGAGGCTGTTATAAGTGGAAGGAGCGTCTTCGATTTATTATATTCATATATTAAATTACATGAGAAACAACTGGTTAGCTATAAACTTGACTACATTGCAAATCTTGAATTAGGTAGGAGTAAAATTGAGTTAAAGGATGATATAACAACAGTTTGGAGAGAGAATCCAATGTTGGTGGCCACATATAATAAGAATGATGTGAGTTTGGTTGTTGATATTGATAAAAAAGTGGGTATTATTACAGAATTTTATGATGAAATCCGCAAGATTGTTGGAGCCAGTTTTGATGATGTGTTGATGCCAAGTGTATTAAACGATATATTACTTTTACGTCAGTGCCATAATAAATTGATATTGCCTTCTCTAAAGAGGTACAAGCAAACATATATACAAGCAGCGGTTGTTTATGAGCCAACCCCAGGAATATATGATTCAGTAGCAGTTTTAGATTTAAAGAGCTCATATCCGATGATTATAAAGTCCCTAAACATTTCACCCGATACAATCTGTGATGATGGTGATATTATAGTAGGAAAGTATAGATATAAATCAAACCCACGTGGGATTTTGCCTCAAATCTTAGATAACTTGCTTGCGTTAAGAGAAGAAAAAAGGAGATTGATGTTATCGGCAAAAGATAAAGGTGAGTTTAAGAAATACGATAATCAATGCTATGCAATGAAGTTTATCATTAATAGCATCTATGGTTATACTGCGTTTAATAGAGCTAGGTTATTTAATCCTAAAGTTGCTGCATCAATCACATTCGTAGGAAGGGAGCTTTTGAAATTTAGCAAGGAGCAAGTTGAAGAGATGGGGTTTAAGGTCATTTATGGAGATACTGATTCATTGTTTATCTTGTTAAATACAAATGATGTTGATGAGATGATTCAAATATCTAAACACATTGAAAAGAACTTAAATACAAGGTATAATGAATTTGCTAAGCGGTTTAATATAAAAGAGCACCTGTTCCATATTAAGTTTGAAAAACTATACACAATAGTTATCTTATTAACTAAGAAGCGATATGGTGGCAAATTGGTCTGGGCAAATGAACAGAAAATGGATGATTTACATATAGTGGGGTTGGAATCCAAACGCTCGGATTCAGCTACAGTTTCTCAGATAGTACAACGTGAAATAATCCAGATGGTTCTGGATAAAACAGACAAATCTAAGATAATCCAAAAACTTAAATCCTATATATATAACATCAAAAATGGCGGATATCAGCCAATAGACCTTGCAATCCCGAGCAGAATAACTAAAGCATTTGACAGCTATAAAACCCAGTCAATCCAAGTTCGGGCTGCAAAATATTCCAATGCGTATTTGGGTACCAATTTCCAACCTTTAGATAAACCGAAAAGGTTATATGTATCAAAGGTTCCATCACATTTGCCACCAACAGACGTTATTGCGATTGAAGATAATGACACAGCGAGTGGCTTTGTACCCGATTATGATACAATTGTTGGTAAAGTAATTAAAGCGAAGGTGGAGAAAATTTTAAAGGTAGCTGGCATTTCGTGGGATGAAGCTATTGGACAAATGACATTTGAGGGGTTTGGATGACGTTATTTAAAAAGTTTCCACGTGAGTTTGGGCTGAGACGCAGAGTTGTCTATGATATAAAAGAATTTCTTAAGCTTATAAACCTATACAACGGTAAAATCAACTGCTACACATCTGTCTATTCCTTTACAGATACAATGGGAGAAGTGAACTATAATTCTGCAATTATCGATAAGCTGTTTTTTGATTTTGATAAACAATATTCTGATTGCTTCTATGAAGAGATGTTGAGGTTGCATAGCTATTGTGAAGACAGGAATATATCACATTCAGTTATCTTTTCTGGAGAAGGATTCCATATCTATATACTGACTGGAAACAACAATTTAACTAATAAAAAGAATACAGTATACAATGCACAGACAGATTTAATTAAGAAACTAAATTTACATATAGACACACATGTTGTTGGTGATATATCAAGACTTACTAGAATTCCAAACACATTTAATTTAAAGGGTAGGTTTTGCATACCACTCAAACACAAGCAAATACATTTCCCTTATTCAGATATATTGAAGCTAGCACAAAAACAAGGAAATTGTATTGAGGTTATTGGAAATAAACTACTTGACATTTCTAGATTTGATACACGTTTGGCTAATAGTAATATAGAAATTCAAGATGCTGCTGATATAAAGTTATATGGAGATATTTTTGGTGTGCCAGTAGAAGAATTTGATGATTGTATCAAGCATATTCTATTAAAAGAAAATCCTACTCACCTGGAAAGGTTCGCTTTAGTAGTGTATCTCTCTGATTTATATAGATTGGGTAAAAACATAAACCATATGGATAAACAAACGAAAAGTTTATTAAAGAAGAGTATATATCTGTTTATAAAACAACTAAAGTGGAGAGATTTTAATCCATCGGTTACAAAATACCAGATTAGGAATATTGTTAATAAATACAATTATTGTACTTGTGCTTGGTTGAAAAGTAAAGGTATATGCGTTGGATGTGATAAATATAAGGAGGAAAAATAATATGACAGATAAGAAAGAACAGAAAAAAGAAGAGCCTGTGAAAAAACCCGAGCTTGAGAAAGATGTAATTTATGTTGGTGATAAGCCTGCCTTGTCTTATGTTTCCAGGGCGATTTTCTGTTTTAATGAAGGATTGTCTAAAGTCAGAATAAGGGCTCGTGGAAGCAAGGTATCAAAAGCTATAGGAATATCTGAAATGCTAAAGAGGAGCTTTATGCCAAATTTGAAGGTAAAAGCAATAACAGGCTCTGAGATATTTAAAGATGAAAGAGGACAAGATAGACCTGTAGTGACGATAGAGCTTGTTCTAACAAAGGGTGGGGAATAATGTCAGATTTATTAGAAATTATTGGGATAATTGCAGTTATCAGCATGTTAGTAATGATATTCTTCGGAACTCTTATAATGGTTTCTGGGAGTTTAATACTTTGGGCTTTGGGTGTACTTGAAATTATGAGCTTCAGTTGGTTGAAAGCTTTTGCAATAGGTTTGATAGTTGTAATTTGGAAGCTGGTAAAATGAGAATATTTTGGATTTCAGATTCTGCGAATACGCCGACAGGGTTTGGAACGGTTACTAGGGAAGTTCTATCACGTTTGTCTACCCAAGGATTTGAATGTTTGCATTTAGGCTTACAACATAGAGGTCAACCACTTTTATACTATGGAATGACAATGCTCCCCACCGATGGCTCCCCTATTGCAAGGAATATAACTCCTATGTATCTTGAGCAGCTAAAGCCTGATATATTAGTAACACTACATGACCCTTGGATGGTTGGTCATATACTTCGGATGAAGACATGCCCTTGGGTCGGCTATACAACAGTTGATGGTGACCCATTGCATCTGGGATTTAAGCCAATTTTAAGTAAAATGGATGTTGCGGTTGCTATGTCGAAGTTTGGTCAGAAAGCGATGTTTGATTTGGGTATAGAGAAGCCTCAAATGATATATCACGGCGTGAACACCAATGTTTATTATCCATTTTCAAAAAGAGAAAAAGATAATGCTAAACGTGAAATAGCAGAAAAAATTAAGCAAGCATCAGGTCATGATATATCGGGGAAATTTATAGTAGGATGTGTGGGTAGGAACACAGAGAGGAAAAGGTTTGACAGGTTAATGCGAGCATTCTCAATGTTTGCTCTCGATAAAGACGATGTGTTTCTGTTGATACACTCTGACCCTGCCGACCCGTATCCAACCGCACAAGGGCTGGAAGAACTTAGATTCAGGTTTAGAATACAAGACAAGTGTTGCTTCTCTCCCTTACAAACCAATTTCCTGTTTGGTTGTTCTGTTGCCGAGCTTGTAAAGCTATACAACATCTTTGATGTCCATGCGTTATCAACTGGGGGAGAAGGATTTGGATTGCCGATTGCAGAAACAATGTCTTGTGGTGTGCCTAATACAGTAACAGGATACTCAGCACCTAAAGAATTGGTTAAAGGGCACGGTTGGTTAGTTGACATAGACACATATTATTACTATTCAAAATACAACATCCGCAGAGCACTATGTGATATCAATCATTTGGCTGAGTGTTTAGAAGAAGCATATCAAGATAGGAAGAAATTAAAGATGTATGGCAGAAAGTCGAGAGATTGGGTTGTCAAGAATTTAGACTGGGATAAAGCCATAATACCTAAATGGGTTGAGTTATTGAATAACGTTTATGAGCAACTAAAACCAACAGATACTTTATATGTGCCCCCAGAAGACCGATAACCAATACATATAAATACTATAAGGATAATAGGTGGTATAGATGAAAACTACAATTGCGATTAGCAAATCAACAAAGGATAAACTGAACAAACTTGGTAAAAAGGGAGAAACGTATGAGGATATTATATTGAGGTTGTTAAATTGCTATTATCTAGTGGATAGGTGAGGAATATGATAGATTTGGCGTCGTGTTGTATGTTGTACTTCTTGCTTGGTGCTTTGCATGGAGTTGTTTGTGCGTATAGCAGAAAATTATTTGTAGCTACATGGGTTATGATGGCATTGGCATGTGTAACCAATGATATTTTAGCATTGAGTAGAGGCATGGACATTGTATGGGGATGGACATGGTATGAAACAATCGCATTGGCTGTATCAACAATTATCGGATTCTTTGTAGGCAGGGATATGTATGAATTTGGAGGTGATAATTAAATGATAGTCAATAGCATCCTTGAAGGGGATTTGGGTATTTTGCTTCCCAACGTTGAAGTTGTAGAGACCGAAGATGGTGTAATGAGAACATATGTCTATTTAGGCGTTCTCGGCAGTGTTATAGTCGCGGCAGCAGTTGGTCATTTTATGGGAAGCGACCCCAAATCTGCGTTCTCAATGGGTGTAGCTGCTCCATTCGTTATAGAGTCGATAATTGAAAAAATTAGAGGAGCGTGAGGATTGTGTCTAAAGATTGGGAACGTTGTCCACGGTGTGGTTCAAATAGAGTTGAAAAGCGAGGAACGGCGTTCTTCATAACAATGGGATTCATCATAATTTGTATTGGAGCGGTGTTGCTTATCATTCCCCCTTTAGGAGCTGGTGTGATTCTAGGTGGAATACTTTGTATACTAATTTCTCCATTCTCTCATAACGTACTGCAATGTACAGACTGTAAAAAGGCATGGAGAATAAGATGACGTATGTAGAAAAATTAGAGGTTAAAATTATCTATCAATCGGACAAAGAATTCCATGATAATGCGCCGTGGCTTGATGATATCTGGTATGGTCATTGGGTGCGAGGGTATGTTAAGCTTAAAAAAAGGGAAATCTATATCAACAAAGGCGCATTTTTCTTTAATAAGGAAGATTTGCATAGGCTAATATTACATGAGATTGGCCACATTCTTGCAGGGAACAACAAACACTCAAAGATTCCAGGTGGGATAATGACTTTCACAGGATTATTGAGATGGTAAAATGGAAATAACAATTAAAAATGTAGATACTCGAGAAGATATTTGTAGAGCACTATTTAAAGAAAGACAACGACAATTGACACTAATTAATAAAAATATTAAACTCAAGGAAGACGAACACCGATTTTATGATAAAGAGAAAAATATTACGATTACAGATGTGCCAACTCAGATGAGTTATGAAAAATGTGATGACTGCCAGTTCAAAAAAGAATTTTGGCGCATTGGGAAATGTCCTATTTGGCTATGTCAGATAACTGACCAAGTGCTTGAAATCGATAAGTGTGTTAAAGAGGAACTTTCTACGGTAATTAGACCGGACCCAGATTTAGTAAATCCTAATTTCTTGCCATAAAAAAGGAGAACAAATGAGAGAGATTAAATTGAGGGCGTGGGATACCGTTGAAAAAGACTGGGTTCAAGAATGGTTATATCTCCCCAGCCTTCCAATTAACGAAGCGATTAAAGACATACAAAAATCTAGTAGGATAATATTAATGCAATACACGGGACTCAAAGACAAGAATGGGAAGGAGATTTACGAAGGGGATATATTAAAGAATTGGCAGAATAAGGTTGCACCAGTTAAATTCTTTGTTGGGATAGTTTCATCTGAGTTTCATGCGATGAATCCGAATGTGGGTGACAGGGGGGAGCCATTTTATCTTTTAGCGCCCTTTGAAGTCGTCGGCAACATCTATGAGAATCCTGAATTGTTAGAGGGAGACGAATGAAAATAAACAAAGTGATTATGTTTACAAATGGAGTAGTATTAGCTTTTGATAAAGACGGAGAACAACTTCCAGAATTTCAACGTGATATTTTCAATATGGAAGAGATATTTAATGCTTCGAGCAAAGATACTGATTTTTATATTTCTTCATTTGGTGAGTGGATAGCGAAACTGGATTTAAAGTGGATTTTTGAGGAGACAAAGAACAAATGAGAGAAATTGATACTGTGTATTTTTTGTGGTTCGCTTTTTGCACTTCTCTTTTAGCGTTTGTCTATATGTTATTACAAAAATCTACGATTGCTTACATTCTCATAAACCTTATTGTGGTTTGGATATTTTTAGCATTAATTACTATAATTAAGTGTTATATAAGGAGTCGTTGAATGAAGAATATATACTTGACCGGAATTTCTGGATTTGTTGGCTCGCACTTGGCTAAGCGTTTGCTGGGTGAAGGTAAAAATGTAATTGGATTAGTTCATGATATCAAACCAAACTCGATGCTTAAAATATTGGATATTGAAGATAAAATTATATCGATTCGAGGAGATGTCCGAAATCAAAAATTACATGAAAGAGTATTAACTGATTATGAGATAGATACCATTTTTCATTTGGCTGCACAAAGCATTGTAAGTAAAGCTCTTAAGGCACCGATTCCAACGTATGATATTAATGTTAATGGGACATTGGCTCTCCTTGAAGCATGTCGGGTTGTGGATATGCATGCAAAAATTGTTGTAATGTCTACGGACAAGGTATATGGAGAGACGGAAGGAGCCGAGGAGTCTGATAGATTAAAGCCAACAGGTCCATACGAAACCTCTAAAATTTGTGTTGATTCGATTGCAGTATCATATGCTCACACATATGATATGAATATATCTGTTGCACGGCCTTGTAACATCTATGGCTTTGACTTGAACCGACGAATAATTCCAAATGTCATACAAACGATATTAAACGGCAGACGCCCAATTATATTCGATGAAATCGGACCCGATAAAAGCAAACGAGAATATATTTTTATTCGCGACCTGATAGATGCACTATTAACATTACGTTCAGATGGTGAAATTTGGAATATTGGCTCGGGTCAAGTAATCAATCAGGAAGATTTGGTGCTAAAAATTTTAGACTTAATGGGAAATCCCGTTAAACCGAGATATGTTAAACGCAACAAAAATTTAAAAGAAATTAACAGACAATACTTGGGCGAACATTTTGCAAGTAAGATTGGGGGAGAGCTTGGGTGGTATCCTAAACACTCACTTGAAGATGGGTTACGCCTAACGATAAATGCGTTCAAAAACTATCGAGAGAGAGGAGTTGTAAAATATGAATAAAATAAAAACCGAAGTATGCCTTTCATCGTATCGCTGCTGTGGCCCATGCTCAATTTGTAAGCCCAATAAGATATGGATTTATAAAGGAGTAAAGTATAGAGACTATGGAGATAAAATAATCGATATCGGAAGTTGATATGAAGGAGTTATTAGATGTATTGGCTGATGTGGGTCTGATTGAAAAATTGACTGATGGCAGAGAAGTCGGGAACGTCAGTTATTACTTTGATGCATTATTCGTTACAGACGAAAGTATTAATACAATAAAAAGATTAACAAAATGCGATGAAGTTTTTATTACAAGTGCGTGGGAAGATGGTAATCCTCTAGATACAATATCTATCATACTTTGGTATAGAGGGAGGAGCGAACATGAAGCTAAATCAAAATGATTCGGAAACGGCAATGCTAAGAACCCCAGGCCAGTATGCGTATAGATTTGAATGCCTCGTTGATAAGTGTGGAAAAATGTTTGTTCATTTACATAAATGTCAGATTCATATCCGAATATTTCATGAGATTAAAAACCCAATAAAGGGTAAACATTATAGGGAGATTTGAAAATGGGATATTGGAAGTGGTTATTTAATATATTGACGGAAAAAGAAAATTGGAGCAGTCTATGGTATTGCATAAAATCGTTTGGTTTGCTGTCAATTTTTTTCGTGAGTTGTGTCACAATGATTTTTTCCTGCCAGGATATTAGATTATTAACTCTGGTTGTTCCTGCTTTTTTTAGTGGAACGTATTTTTATTATCTGGAGGTAGAAAAATGCTAACTTTTTGTCAATGCACATTCGGTGAGCGTGAAGAGCAGACTCGGTTAAATGTTGAACAAATGAAAGACTATGTTGATAGAGTCGTGCTTATACATGATGGGACACTCTCAAATAAATTTATAAAATGGATGTCTAACATTGGTGTTGGATTGCATGAGTTTCCATGGACTGATAATTTTTCAGAATATCGCAACCACTATATCAATTTGATAAATGTAGGAGACTGGGTTGTATGGCTTGACCCCGATGAATATCTGGATTGGCAGGCACGTAAAGAATTGAGAAATTTTATCCAGCAATGTGAATCAGTCGGTGCGGATGCGATTCAATTTAATGCAGTAGACGTGATGGTTAAAAGCTTGGATAAATTAAATGTTTCTGTTGATATAGTAAGAGCTACAGAGTGGTATAAGACCCTGATGGTCAAAAAGAATAAAGAAACTCGGTTTATTGGCACTCCGCATGAAACATTATTGGGACAGAGAAAGTTCATTAAAGCACCGAGGAGTGCTTGTTACTATCACATCAAAACACCTTTAGATGTAATTGAACGAGGAGCACGAAACTTTCATGTTAATGGTGGTGGTCCAAACTTAGGTACCAAGAATCCACACTGGGTTAAATATAAGAAATTACTTCACGAATTAGGTATCGATGTCAAATGGCCTGAGATGCGTAAAATCTTAAGAGAGGGGAACATACCGCATGAATTGAAGGAGTTTATTATTAGTTCCACTACTATTTCACCTTTTACCACCCAGAAGAGTGCCCGAAAACCATACGCTCCAATTTTGCACCATTATAGATAAGTAAATGAAAGAAAAAATAAAAAGACCCAAGTGGCTTGTCATTCCTGAAAAAAGGCTCACTCAAAAGCAAATAGAAAACTTAACTGATGAGTGGCAACATCGATTGGGGCTATGTGATTGGGGATTCAAAGTTATAGCAATAAAGGATTTTACCCAAAGCAGGATAGAATTTAGAAGTGAAAGATACGCTGTTATATATGCTTCTGATGAAAGAAGATTATTACATGAATTATTACACGCGTTATTTTGGAGGCGTAATTTGATGTGGAGAGAATGTGTTCGAGAATTAAATCCAACCATTGAAAACTTCTTGAAGATGAACGAGCAAATTATAGTTTTTGCTCTTACGAATGCACTGCTTCGATTGAAGTATGGTGGTGGGTAAATGAAGCTCTTTATCCTTGCGGGGGGTAAAGGTACACGCCTATCTCCTTATACCGATATAATTCCAAAATGTTTAGTTCATATTGCAGGTAAGCCTTGTGTCCGTTGGATAATTGAAGATGCTATTGACCAAGGATTTGATGATATTGTTTTATGCATAAATAAGAAGGATGAACTAAGCTATAGACATGAATTTAGAGACATTGATTTAACATATAGCGTTAGTGAAGAGCCGATAGGGACAGTAGGAGAAGTGCTATGCGCAAAGAGATTCATTGACGATACGTTTATTCTACGTTATGGGGATGATTTAACAGAGATATATTATGAAGGTATGGTTAATTTCCATAAAGCACGAGAAGCCGCAGCTACCTTAGCTTTGACAACTCAAGTGCCATTGGAAATCGGTCTTGCAGATGTAAAAGGTGATGAAATTATTAAAATGAGAGAGAAACCCGTAATCGGCCAACCTGCTTGGACAGCGATTGCTGTTTTAGAACCACAGGTGATATCTTATTTTAAATACGGTGAAGACATAGCGACTAACGTAATTCCAAAAATGCTCGATGCAGGAGAAAAAATATGTGCTTATATTACAAATGAGTTATGGCTTGATGTTGGAAATATCAGGCATCTTCGTAGGGCAGATAAATATTTTAGAGAAAAATTAAAAGGGGAGATGGTATGCCTCCAGTATTTGATATAACACTAATTAATCCTCCTGCAAACTTCCTCTTAAATCCTTTGACCTTTCCGTCTTTGGGATTGCTGTATGTTTCGGCATATCTCAAATCAAAAGGAATCAAAGTTAGAGTTATAGATTTAAATATTGATAAACAACCGAAGCTTTCTGGCTCTGATATATATGGAATTACTGCAACAACACCACAATATTCTGCAGCGAAAGATATATTAAATCTAATTAAAATGATAAACCCAGAAAGCTATGTCATGATTGGGGGACCACACGCTTCTTGTTATCCCTTTCAATCCCAATACGATGGATTTGATTTGACTGTTGTTGGAGATGGTGAAGAAGCAACATATAATGTTATTAAGAATAGACGTGGAAAAAATATAATCATATATCCAGACGAAATTAAAAACCTCGATGAACTACCTTTTCCAGACAGAGATGCAATTGATATTAAAAAATATCATTACGAAATAGACGGCGTTGAAGCAACAAACATGATTACAAGCCGGGGATGTCCTTATTCATGTGCTTTTTGCTGCCGCTTTTTGAAGGGGGTAAGGTTTCGTTCAGCGAAAAATGTATTAGCAGAAGTGGAAGAGTTAAAGAACAAATATGGTTATGGTGGAATTATGTTCTATGATGATATCTTTATTCTAAAGAAAGACAGATTAAAAGAAATATGTGCAGGCCTCAAAAAATTAAATATGATTTGGCGATGTTTTATCCGTGCCAATATTATAACTGAAGACATTATAAAAATGATGGCAGAGTCAGGATGCGTTGAAGTTGGCATGGGAGTAGAGAGTGGTTCACAACAAATTTTAAATAATATTAATAAAAAAACCTCAGTAGAGCAAAATACTGAGGCTGTGAGGATGTGTCATAAATATGGAATTCGATTGAAAGCATTCTTAATTGTCGGTTTGCCTGGAGAATCGAAAGAAACAATAGAAAAAACTAAAAAATGGATTGAAACCGCTCAGCCTGACGATATTGATGTATCACTACTACAAGTATATAAAGCCTCCGATATATTTAAAAATCCAAATAAATATGATATCAAATTCTCAAACCCGACATTTTTCAAGGGAATACCAGGTCATTATATTCCAACAATATCGACATCCCATTTAACATCGAAGGAACTGTTAAATGCAAGAAACGAAATAGAGGCGGAGTTTAAACATTGGTAATAATATTTAAATATAAGGATGGTTATTAACTTATAGGAGCAACAATGGGTGAAATTAAACGTATAATTATTGTGTTAGAAGCAATGGACTATAATTACATTCAAGAGGCTCAACCACCAAATATTATGAGGTTAAATCCGCATCCAGCAGTTTCGTTTGGTCTTGGGAGTAGGCCATCCGCAGGAGCACTGCTTGGAGGTATGTTACCAGTCTGCCAAATCCCAATGTGCTTTCATAGAGAAATCCAAAAGCAATGGTCAAATCCCTTCTTTATGACATGCATGAGGGAATTGACTGAGAAGCAGTTTTATCTAAGTGGCAATGGGTGGGTAACCGAGTTGATATTCCCATGGATTGATGATGAACAACGTAAACTTAATATGGAGTGGATTCAAACACCAGAACAAATGCATTCAAAAGAAATCATTGAGTATTTCTTAGAGAATAAATCAGAGAATAGTTATTTTGCATATTTACATTTATACGAGTGCCACTTTCCATTTTATTCTCCACAGGGAGGCGGAAAACGAAAAGAAGCATTGTTATATTTAGATACCTTGGTCGGTAAAGTTTTATCGTTAGTGACCATAATTTGCCGCCTCATGTAGTTTCTGCAGCAAGTGATGTTCCTGCACCGCAGACAATGTTAAGTTTTATAACAAGTAATTTCAAGAAGAGCAAAAATATAATTCAAAGACCACATGATATAGCGATTAGAGGTTGGAATTTAAAAGGAGTTGAATGGAAAATATGAATAGAAAAAGATTCGACGAAATTTACGATTCTCTTGAGCATGTCGGTCAAGACAAAAAAGAATTTTTCTGGCTTGTAAATAAAGTCGAAGAACTTAAACCCCACACTATTGTAGAAATTGGTGTCGATGAAGGTGGGTCGTTGAAGTTTTGGGAAGAATTAATAGACGATGAAGGGCTAGTAGTTGGAATTGATGAAGTAAAACGAATCAGTTGGAATTATAAAAATAACAAAAAGGATGTTCGATTTATTTTGGGTTCATCTTATGACCCAAACACTATTAAAAGATTGGAACAAATATTAAATGGTCGTAAAATAGACTTTTTGTTTATTGATGCAGATAAAAGTAAAATAGAAATAGATTTTGAAAATTATTCAAAGTTCGTTAGAAAAGGCGGGCTTGTTGGGGTCCATGATATTAAAATTGGACAATTTCCAAAAGAAGGTCGTTATGAAGGTGAAATGCAAGAAGCAGGAAAGTTTTTTGAAAGTTTGGTTGGCCACAAAGAATGCGTGGTATATGATATAGGCACGGGGATATGGTGGAAGGAATGACACTTAAAACTTTGAAGGATATAAGAACACAAATGATAGGTCCACCCAAGAGCAACCCCCCTCACGGTGAAAAAGGACATACTTGCTGTTCATATGGTGCTGATATTTTAGAATTACGGCATGTGGCAATCAAATGGATAAGAAAAATAACTAAAACGGGAATATTGATGAATGATTATGTTCTATCATCTGAACAAGAAGAATCTGTTGTGAAATGGATTAAAAATTTCTTTAACATAAATGAGGAGGAATTGGAATGACTGAAGAAGATGAAGTTTTACTATTAAAACAAAACATTTTAAAAGTATTAACAGAAACAAAGGAAGATATTCTAAAACAGTTTGACGAACTTGATTTCAATCCAATGTGTTTCGATGCAAAGATAGACTTGAAAGTTACTATCGATGATAGTACCATCGGAGTAAAAGAAGGATGGAAGAAGGAGATGCCACCGCTATGAAAATAACAGGAATTACGGCGGTTGGAAGTTATCCATCATACTGGCTTGAGTATTGTATTTCCTCCGTGTATAATTGTGTTGATGAAATTGTTGTTGTGAATGGTGGACTTGATGATGTGGTTTATCCCCGAAGAGATGATGCTATGTTGAAACGGGAATCAGCAGTGCTTAGGCAAATCGATAAAGACAATAAGATTATTGAAATAAAGCCATCTTGGGATATTGCACCCCCACAAATTAACAATAAAACATCAGAATTAAGAGCACGAAATTTATCGATAGCAACTCAAATAGCACACGAACGTGGAGCCGATTGGATATTGAAATTTGATAGTGACCAAGTTCTTTATCCAACAGTTAAAGATTTAAGGGTATTGACATTGTGTGATAGTAGAGGATATCAGTTTTGGCAAATGCCTGATTTTATTGGCGATGTCTATCATATCAATGATGGATACCAAAACCGAAACCCCTTTGACGACGGAGTAAAATTCTATAAAGCACATCTGGATGTGCGTTATGGTGGGCAGGGAGCAATAATAGGCGCAGTTCAAACTCCCTGTGATGGAATTCAATCCGCTCACTTTCGAAGAATAGTTCCAGAAAACATATCAGAAAGAGATAAGAAAGACTTTTTCTTTAGGAGAGCGTATTATCATATTTGGAGTCAAAACATTATTAATGAGCATCCAGTTAACCAAAAAGAAGGGAGAAAATTGCAAGATTCAGAAATGTTATCAATGGCATTACAAGAAGCTGAAAGCCATATGAAAGAAATTGGGAGCATTAACATCAGAGAATGTACCGATTTAATTAATATCCCTCCCTTAGCTTGTTTGATGAAACCCTTAGAATATATAACCGGGGGATATCCACTATGAATAAATTCGATATAACCGGATGCCTCGTTATCAGAAATGAAGAGAGCTATATCGAAAACTGCTTAAAATGGCATCAACCGTATCTACAACATATCGTTATTATTGATGAAGGAAGCACAGATAAGACTAAAGAAATATTATCAGAATTTGACATTTATAAATTAATTGAACGAGAAGACAACTCTAAATTTGCTGAAAATCAAGCTGGAGAACGAAATCTTTTACACGAAATTGCTCCAACAGAATGGGTTCTACATATTGATGCTGATGAGCTATTTGATGTGAACTTCTTAAACAATATGAAAGAGCTAATATGGAAAGGAAACCAACAAGAGCCACTGTTAGACGCATTTAGATTCCCGAGAATTAATTTACCTGACAGATATAATTATCCTGATTATCAAGTTAGACTTCTCAGAAAGTCAGTTTGTTATTGGAAAGGATACGTCCATAACAGAGTTTACGATAAACGAACAGATAAATTAATTGACCAGGGAAATTCCATTAATAGTTGCTCTACGTACCCGATACTACATTTACAAAAACCAATGGCAAGAAAGATATTTAATCTTAATATATTTACTCAAAGGCACGTCGAAGAGATTCGAGGCGAGCTAGATAAACCATATTCAGAAATAGACTGGGAAATAGTTAATAATAGACTTAATGAAATATCAAATGATGTGCGAGCGGCAACGAGAGGATTTATATGAAGTTTTATTGCATCAAAGAACGGAAAAGATATTCGGTGGAAGAACTTAAAGATAGGTGCGGTAGTTGTGATATGTCTATGCATTGCAATACTAAAGACTATATAAGGTGGAGATTTAACGGCAGACGGGGGAAGCTATCACTATCAGGGAGCAAGTTTAAATGATTACACTTATAACGACTCTATACAGGGAGGATGAAGATATCTTTAAAAGGTGTTTTGATAGAGCATTTCCTTATGTTGACCGGGCGGTCGTTGTTCATGATGATTCTATTTCAGATGAGTTCTTAACTTGGATGTTGCGTTGTGGCATCGAAGCATATCTCAAAAAATGGGATGAAAACCTATCTAATCAAAAGAATTATGCTCTCCAACAAGTTAAAGAAGGCGAGTGGGTATTGGAGTTAGACCCAGATGAAATTATATCAAAACAATTAGGACAAAACTTAAGACAAATCATCAAAGATTCTGATGATGGGAAGAATTATAATATCGTTTCATTCAAATGCTTGGACATATTAAAAACTGATAAAAAAGAAATAATTTTGCATAGTGTTCCGGAATGGGAAAAAGAACTTTTTTATAAATACCAAAAAGGGATGCATTACATACGGCCCACACATCAAAAAATGTGTGCAAACCTTAAGGGAAGTAAAGCTCCATTTCTGTTTTATCATATAAAAACTCCAGAGAAATGGTTCAGACAATATTGTAATTATTATTGGAGGACTGGCGAGAGGATAGAAGAAAGGTCTAAAATATGGGAAGATTTTAGAGAGATGTGTGCGCTTGTTAACAACATTACATCTTGGAAAGAACTTCATAGGAGAATGAAAGAAGGGACCTTGCCAGACAGCATTAAAGAATGGATTAAAGAGTGGAGAAACGATACCTATTGCGTGGAAAGAAGAGCGTTTTGGACGTATTATTTTGAATATCTACACCCCGAACAGAAGCCAAAAGGACTTAAACAAGATGGTGGTAAGCTAATCTCAATAGGGAATAATGTAATATCGTTAGATGAAATTTTAGAGGAACATGAGAAAGATTAAGCTATTTGGCTGGAGTATAGCAATAAATAAGGATGTGCATCAAGATTTGGTAAATACTGGCTCGTTTAGCGAATCGATTGAAGCACATAAAGAAAGATTTTTAACGAAAGTAACAGCAAAAGGATATCGAATAATCAAGGAATCAATAAAGGTTGAAGGACCAATATATAGTGGTGAAAAGCTTAATCCGTTCCATGTATACTATAACTTTAAATGCAGAGCATTCTACGTTGGTAAAAATAAGGCAAAACTATTACCATTTACAACTGAGAAAGAATTGGAAGGATTAAAGAGGTGAAAATGGTTTCAGTAGATTATTTTGCGCCGATTGGAGATTGGTCTGGCTACGCAAGCGTTGGGCGTAATTTTGCGCTTGCTCTTGATAAGTTAGGTGTTGACATCCGAGTAAAAGAGGGCTCTGTAGACGTAACTAAAATTATAACACAACCAAGATTATATGAGTTAATGGCGAAAGGCTTTGGTGCAGGGGACGTGGAAGTTAATTGTGTAACCCCCCAGCGGTTTAGAATATATCATGAAAAACCTACTATAGGTCAATGTGTTTTTGAGACTAACTCATTGCCACCTGTTTGGACAGCATACTGCAATCAAATGGATGAGATTTGGATTCCTTGTAAATTTAACGTAGAAACTTTCGCTAGAGGCGGGGTATCTAAAGATAAATTGCATATTGTTCCTCATGGAGTAGATACTAATATATTTAAACCAAACCTAACTCCATTAAACCTTAAAAGAAAGGAATTTGCATTTATAGCTGTTGGCCAGTTTATGTTCAGAAAGGGGTGGGGTGAGTTATTAAAAGCATACGTTTCTGAATTTACAGATGAAGATGACATAACCCTTATAATCAAATCATATCTATTTTCAGATACAAATTACGATAGAATGGTAGTAAATCAACTTATCAGTAATACTATACTTAAAGTTAGAGATACACATCTTCCTGATGTCCAGCTAGTTCACAGAAAACTAACAGATATGGAAATGGCTCACCTCTATAACACAGCAGATTGTTTTGTTTTACCTTCCAGAGGAGAATCGTGGTGTCTGCCTGCTTCAGAAGCTATGGCGTGTGGGTTACCTGCTATTATGACCAATTGGGGTGGGCAAACTGACTTTATCAATGATAGAAATGGATATCTAATCGATATCATAGGATTGGAAAAAGTTTCTATGAGATTAGCGAGTAGTTTTTGTCTAGACTACTATAATCAAGAAATAGCAATCCCATCAACTATGCATCTAAGAGAAATTATGAGAGATGTATATGAAAATCCAGACGATGTAAAGAAAAAAGGCATCCAGGCAGGTAAAGATATGAAAAACAAATGGACATGGGAGAATGCAGCTAAGATTGCTGTTAAAAGATTAGAAGCATACAGTTAAAAATGTGGTTTTTTGCTATTTTCTACCTTTAACATATAGGGGTTAAGGTATAAAAATGGGTATAAACGACATTACCCCATCGACGCTCTCGGGTGGGAATCAATACCTTTGAAATAAGAACTTCCCAGCGATGCTCTCGGTTTTTGGGTGTTGAAGGTTATTTCCTTCACCTAACAAAAAAATTGATAAGATATCAGGCTTGATTAATAAATCTCCAGTACGTCTGTTCTTTTCTTTAATTTATCCAAATACTCCCAAGACTCAGGAAGCACTTCATTTAGCGTTATCTCAGATTCAAATATATTAGGCGCAACAAACGTAGTTCTTAATTCGGCAACCGTATATTCACCGTTCACACTTGAGTTTGGAATCTCAACCCAAATGATTTCACCTACATTGAGCTCTGGCAGCCCCACCGTTGTTATTTTGCCACTCTTTCGGGTAGTTTTCCAATCTGCAAGCAGACTTTCAGCAACCCCAGAAGCATATGTGTTACTATCTATTGAAACATCTTTGACATATAAATCTCTTTGGTTATAAATAGTTTGAGAGCTGGAATCATTCGTGCTATAAGATACACTTCCAGAACCTTCGACATCAATAGTATTTCGGATATAAAATCCATCTTCTTGAATCTCTGCTGATTGAATTGAATCTGATTCATTGAATAAGAAGTTGCTAGCCTTCGTTTCTTTTGGGAAAAAGTTTAAGTCTTTATTAAAATCAATATACCAATCGAAATCATAATATTTAGAAAGCTTCTCCACTGCATCAAACACAGTTTCATTTTTAGCAAATGAAATTGATTCAATGTAATTCAGTATAAATGATGTTTTAATTGCTGCATCATATGATGATTGAGAAGTTGCTGTTTCGTCTTCTATTGTGTAGAAATTGCCACCTGATAATACATCAGTGTTTTGATAATAAAACAATATTTTGCCATCTGGGCTTTCACGTGCATCAAGTGGCGGAGTTAGTTCTACATAATATTGGGTATTTGGTGTAACCGCAACTATTGGATTAAAGTGGAAATCAATCCAGTCTTTGCTTGGGGGGATTTCAGCATTTGTAGCTGTTCCTAAGAGAGTTCCTTTTGAAGAGTCGGTATAGATTTTACAAGTCAGTGGATTCGAACCTGTATAATTATTTTTGCTAACCAAGAACTTAATTCTGCTAATGTTTTGGACATCAGAGCCAGTAGTGAATGTCTGACCGCATGCTATGTTGCTCCCTTGGTCAGCTCTATAAGTTCGGAAGTTATCCCAAAATGCAGCTAGACTATAGAGCGTGGATTGTTTTGCCCAAACTCTTAGCTTAAGGGTTTTTGTTCCGGTATAACTGGAGCAATCAATTTCAACATTGTTATATGGCTGCTCTTGGGGGGTGGAATATGGGGGTGCAGGTCCTGGAAGTTGTTTTGACCAAACTAAATCTGAATCGATGTATACATAAGCTGCTGCCGCACCATCACTATATCCACTAAGATATACATCAAAAATTAACTTATCGATGTTTGTGAAGTCTACATTTTGTGTAATATAGGCACCTGCATTGGTATCAGGATTAGCTAAAGCATATAATCTTCCGGTATAACTTCCATCTGTGGTATGCTGGTCTGACCGAGTAAAGCTTGTAGTACCACCCTCGCTTGTATAACTCCAATTGCTGGGTGGGTCATTAGTTTCAAAAGACCAGTTTAGTATCTCTTCTGTATTTTTCTGATAAATCTCTTTTGCTGTGTTATTTTCAGTTTGGGTAACATCGTCTTGCAATCCTCCGGGTATAACATTTTCTGTAGTAATTCCACTTTCAGCAGTTGGAAGATAAGTATCCATCAAGTCAATTACGATTTCTCCTGCTCCTTTCTCAGAATATGAGCGATGGGATTCATTAGACAGCCTTCTGAAGTATAGTTTTGCTTCGTAGCTCCTGCCTTCCAAAATGCATTGCTCATTTGCATATGAACTTCTCCTGAAACGAATTCGGTCAATAAACCCATAAATTTTTTGGGTGTATTGATTATTATATCCGAAATAAATTTTGACATCTTTATTGATATTTTCCACTATCATTACGCAAAACAATCTCAAACGTATCGACCTTTGAAGTCAATGTATTGGTAACAGAAACAGATTCAACTTCAAGCTCATAAGGTGATGTTCTTTTAACGTCGTTTTTATCCCAGATTTCGACCTTTACACAGGGTTTAGAGACATCTAAATCATAGTTTGCTGTAATTTCTTTTAACTTTACATCGTTGTCACCCCAGAGGGTTGCCCGGTAATAAAATACATCGTCACAGTTTGCTCCACCTAAATCAATAGAGCCAGCGCCGCTCGCTGTTACTTCATAGTCGTTTGACCATGTTTCTGCATCTTCTGAGAAATTGAACTTGCAACCCGATGGAGGTGATACCGATTCTTCATAATCAGTTGAGACATCATATAATAATGCATCACCACTTGGTGGTTCTATTTTAATTTTGTAATAGAATGGATTAGAGAATCCAAGTCCTGAGATATCAATTGAATCCGAGCCAGAAGCTAAAGCATCCCATGTATTGACATATCCAGACGAGGAATACCAATTAGTATTATCTTCGGAATATGCTGCAAATAAGTAATCTCCAGTTAGTGGTGCTTTTGCGTTATAATTAAATGTTTTTCTAAGATTAGCTAATGATTCATTAAGATTTCCAGTTAGATATGATGTTGGTGTATTTTCCTCCTCAGCTACCACAACATCTGGTTCTGGGGAGGCATATTTGCGGACGAGAATCCAATCGAGATAACCAACACCTGAATTGGGTGAATATATAGAAAATCCTACTGGTATAGCACTTGCTGATACATACGTTGTATCTGTATCCACAAGTGAACCATCAATGTAAAACTTCGCCTCTCCACTTCTCCAATTGATGTCATAGATGTGATAGGCGTTCATATAATCTCCTACGTCGGTAGATTCGGAATTGGTTGTAGTCCCGCTGTAAGTCTTAGTTGATGTCGAAAACCCATAAATCATCTCAAAAGGTTTTAGTTGATTTCCATCTGCGGTATCAACATTTATGAAACCAAAAGCGGTATAACCAGATACAGTATTCGCCCTCGCCCTCAACGCTTTAAATGTGAAATTTGTCTTGCCTCTAATACAATCTCCACCATCATCAATTGTAAGAATACCACCACTTTCAGATGGTGTGCCCCCAGTATCCCATTTAGATGAATCAATCGAAGCATCATCGAAGTCATCAAAGAACTCAAACGTCGCATCCCCATCGCTCGCACTCGTCGCCGATGGATTCCCATATCCCATGTAGATATCAACCGAAGTATTTGCTGGAATTAACGGGACTTTAACCCAAACATTTCCAGAACTTCCTGCTGTATAATCCTCAATCCAATAAGGTAGAGTCCCCGATGCATCATAAAACCTTAAATCAGAAAAGTCGGGTTTCATATCATCTTCATAAGCAACCGGAATTTTAACTTGATAATCAGTTAGTGTATTCCCCGACCTTTCTGTGATTGTAATCTTCTTTCGCTTTGGGCCTTCTACAGTAGCCATAGAATTCCCGATAACGATTCCACTTTGAGATTCGATACTTGAGTAATCATCAAATCCCTCATCATAAGAAAAAGAATCTATTCTAGCATTAGAAGGCAATAAATTAGTGGAATAAACAGTTCCAGACGTAAAACCATCATTTAACCGAATTAAACCAGCGTCAGTATCAATATTGACTGCGCCCGAAGGTTCTGTTGATAAAATCTTTAGGTCGTTATTATAAGAATCTCTGTTTCCAAATCGCAACTCTACCACCAAGCATTGGGATTGAGACGTAATATTCTGGCTTGCTCATCAGTTCTAACCGTTATGTTTTGAATGATTGTAGTAGGTCTTTCTCGTAATTTGCGTGGGATAATTAATTCATCAGGATGAACTTGTACTAGACCACCTTTAGTAACTAAACCACCTTCTTGTGCAGACGGAATTCTTATAGCTTTAACGCCGGGTCCTTTTGCTTTTAGTGCTTCAAGAACTGCTGCTTGAGATGTTCCAGCAATCGTATATTCTCTTCCACCAAGAGTATACTTCATGGTGAAATACTTGCCCCAAGCTTTTGCCGGTGCGCCTGGCATAGCTTCAGTCAATTTTTCATAAGATTTGGATGCTAACTCATTTGACCTGACGATTTCATCATTTGCAGCTTTTGTTGTTTTTGCTAATTCCTCGTGTGACTCACTTACCGCATCAACCTGCTCTTTCCAAATTCCAGTAACTTCAGCAAGCCATTTGATTCCATCAATTAAGGGCTGGATAATTGATAATATTTTATCAACAAACCATTTTGTCTTTCCTTGAATATCGAATAGATTTCTATCCCAAGCCTCTTTTAATAATCCAAATGGCCCCGACATTGAAAAGATAATCTTTTTCCATTTCTCAAAAAGTCCCTTTATCTTATCTATGACCGCTTTTGTTTTGTCTTGAATTCCAAATAGGTTCATTTTCCAAGCGACTGCTAAACCACCAATTGCTAAAACAATTAATCCAATTGGACCAGTGAGAAGATAAAACGTGGAAGCCAATTTTATAAGCAATCCGATTACTACGCTTATTGGACTTGCTAATAGTAAAAGTGGACCAACAATTAAACCAATCGCAGCAGTTAAAAGTCCTCCGATTGCTATTACTTTCTTCATCGTTGGACTTAGTCCGCTAAACCATTCAACGACTTTTCTTATTGCTGGGATAAGTGTATCCTTAAGAATTGGAATTAAAACAGTTCCAAGTTCGATTGCCAGTGCTCCAAACTCTGCCTTTAGTTGCTCAATTTGGAATCTTAAATCTTTCTTCTTGTCTGCCAGCATCTCGGATGTAGCGCTTGAATCTTTTAACTTGGCAGTGTAGTCTTTTAGTCTATCTCCCCCCATTTCCATAATCGCAGACATCCCTGCTACAGCTCTTGCTCCAAATAGAACCTTCATAGCCGCTGCTTTTTCTGTTTCTCCCATACCTCTCGTTGCTTCATTTAGCTGGTCAAGAACACTTGCCATTCCGACAAACTTGCCACTTGCATCAGTAACTCTAACTCCTAATTTATCTAGCATTTCTTTTTGTTGTGCCGTCGGTGCTGCCAAATTCAATAAAGCTCTTCTTAATGAGGTACCAGCCATCGAGCCGCGGATACCTGCATCCCCCAACATCCCTATCACAGCAGTAGTTTCTTCAAGAGACATCCCTAATTGTTTTGCTACTGGAGCAACATATTTAAATGACTCAGATAGTTCAGCTGTTGTTATTTGTGCATTTCGAACACCCTCCATAAATATGTCTGTAATTCTCGTTGAATCTTTCGCTTCATATCCAAACACTTTCATAGCTGTCATAGTCATCTCGGCCGCATCTGCTGTATCAATTAAACCAACCCGGGCAAATTTGAGAACAGCTGGAAGTGTTCCTATGGCGGTTGTTGTATCCAAGCCAGCACTCCCAAGATAATAGAACGCCTTAGCAGATTGAGCGGCAGGTATGCCTAAATCTCTTGAGCATGAAATAGCTACTTTTTCCATTTCTGCTCGTGTATCAGCACTCACCTTACCAAACATCATCAATGCGTCAGTCATTTCAGATTCAAACGACATAGCAGATTTTACAGCAAGACCGGTAGCAATTGCAGCCCCAGCTCCGACTGCTGTGAATGCCATTCCCATCTGTTTAGTAGAGAGAAGCATTCGCTTATTAGCACCTTCGACTTGGTGAGCCATTGCATTAGCTTGAGCACCGATGCGAGTCATTGTACCAGTAGCTCGGTCAACCGCGCTGATGATGATTTGCATTCCGGCAATGCCAGCTATCCCTACCATTACTTCACCTCATTCGTTTGATACTTTTCATTTCTCTTTTGATTTGTTTTGCTTCCCTCTGAAGTCCGGCTAAAAGAAAATTTATTTGGAGCTGACTCATCTTTCCAATCTCATCTGGGCGATAGCCAAATTCCCTGCATAAGGTATAGACAACCTGCCCCTCATCCGAGTTTGCTATTTTTTTATTTCAGAAAGTTCAACTCCAAATCCCGAAACTTCATTTACTTTTGTAGCCAGAGCTGTTACGATGCCAGGAGGCAACTTGTCAAGTGTATCTGCTGTAACGGGTATTTCTTTGATGTTTCCGTCTGCATCTTTTACAAGCTCAACAACAGACCTTTTAACAATTTCATCTGCTGCTGATAGCTCATCCCCGCCAGACTTCCTCATCAAAATTTTCAATACACCATATGACAGTGGTTTGATTTTAAACTTAATTACCCCTGGCCCATCTTGACCCTCAAATGGCATCTCATATTCTACATCTTGTAGCTCTGAAACTACATCAGCTAACGAGTATTCTTTCATTTAATCATCCTCCCTTGGATTTTATTTGATTAATTTAGCTGTACGATAGTGTCTTTGCCTCAAAACTAACCGATTCAGTTACGTAGTCTTCTGCAGGCATATCGAAAGATAACTCTGGAAACACAACACCGCCTAACGTAACAGTGAAGGTGTCTCCTGCATCGCTCGTAGCTTTGATAACCAAGCTCATCTCTGATGGATAGTCTGAATTTACATTAGTAATGAACCTGTTATCAAAATGCATCTTGTCTATAGTTCCAGTAATTTCTTGTGGTCCCTGCTTAAACTCAGATGGCGTTCTTGAACCAATGGCTCTAACAGGTTCAGTGCCTCCGCTGATTGTAAATGATACACCTTTCACAAGTGCAACTGTAGTTTCACTGCCCGAACTGCCTTCCTTCAATTCTCCTTCGAATCCCTTAAAGGTATAACTCATTTATATCACTCCTAACTGTAAACGACTCCCGTCGCCACAAAGTCTGCAGACTCAGTAACAAAGTCATCTCTCGGCATATCCCAGCTCCAAGCATTGAATTTAACACCCTTAACTTCTAAGCTTCTTGTAGTAGTTCCATCTGTTACAACACCAGAAATTGTATACTCAGTCTGTGTTCCAGATGCAGTTGTTAGTTTATCAAATAACGTATCGTCTGAATATAACCTTTCAATACTTCCTGAATAGCTTCTTTGTCCTTCCTTAAGCCGTGCTGGGTCTCTTTTTCCCACAACGTAAACCGCCTCAACACCTGTATCAATGTCTATAGTTAAACCTTGAGCCAATGCGACAACATTGTCGTCAATTTTCACAATCCCTTCAAATCCTCTGTAAGATGTCAATTTCTATCACCTCTTAGTTTATTTTATTCTCCTTTTGGATTTCCTTTTTGGTTTTTGCTCAACATCTATACTTTCAACAGGTTTAACCCAACCTGTCGATGAAATCGTTGTGCTCACTGATAATCCATAAGTCGGTTCAAACTTTCGAATCTTCTCAGCAAATTCTTGCTTCTCCTTTTTAGTTAGCAAGTTCAAACTGTCATATGCGTCAATTAAATGCTTTGCATCTTTGATATTACCGACTTCGATTGACCGGTTAATGTTTTTTACTGCTCTATCTTTTACTATGTTTGTCATTTATCCTCCTATAGTGGTTTACCAAACTTGTTTGAAATGAAAAGGAGATGGACACCAACCAATCTCGCATCTTCGTTTAAAGTATCAGCATCATCATCTGCTTTTCTAAATAGGCGTAAAGCAATATCTTCATCACTTGCTATATTTGCAGCACTAATATCTGTCTCAAACACTGTGCGGTTAAACTTACCTGCTTCGTTGCAATGTCCAACTTGAGTTACCGTTGTTGTTGCCCCCTCCACAATCTCACCTTCAGCAATTGATAAATATTCGACACCCCAAACGACAGCACCTGTTGCTGTTTCGCTTGTCCAACTAATATCAATTCCAATATTTGACAATTCATCCTTTCGGTATGGAACATAATCAGAAAGATATGCTGATTCTTCGGTATTTCTATTGAAGTCAAGGGTTGGAAATACACCCTTTAAGCCATACGAAGGAGCATTTTCAGCGGGTAATCTAAATCTTTCAGGGTCTATTCTGAAGTGGTTATACCAACGAGCATCCCCAGATGCAGTAAACTGCCCAGTATCTGAGAACTGTGCATAATTAGTGCCATCGCCGATATTTCCAATGCCTTGGCTGATATTGCTCAAATCGTGGTCAATAACCCCATTAACTTCTTTATCTCTTAAATCGGTATGAGAATAACCTGGGCCACCAAATAATGTGGAGTGGAGTTCGGTTGCAAGGTCGGATTCCTCTTCACATAATAGCTCAAAATCAAGTGTCTGTCTAAAGAGCTGGTGCTCTTCATCATATGGCCAGGGTCGTGAATTTGTCAGCCTTATATCTAAAATGTTATAGTTACGTTTAAGCCATCTCCTATTATCAAAAATTGTATCGAGAACATCATCACTTAGCTTATCAAGAAGCTTTCCCCCAGAATATTTGGTTCCGTCAATTTCCAGTATCTCTTTGTCTTTAACCCACACATCAATCTGGAATCTTGTAATATATAGCGAGCCTTTCGCTGTATTTGTTATATAACTGCCGATAGCATGCTCATCAAACACACACGATAAAACTCTGAGCGATATTCTTGGCATAGTAGCATCAAGTCTTGGAAACGATGGATAAATCCACGTGGCACCATAGTGGTATTCGATAGAAATATTATCGATGCCTGATTTTGGCGCAGTGGTAAAAGTTATAGAAGGATAATCACTGCTGTTAGCTGGATTATCATAATGAACTGTGTATGTTAGGGTTTCACCCGTTACATCCACATCAATAACGTTTTTTAACTGTTTATTGGATAAAGTAAAAGTTTTGGTTGTGCCGTTCCCAGAAAAGGTTTCAGTAGTGGTGGTGCCCCTATCTTTTGGGTCTGTTACGTTGTTTCTTAGCAGTATAACTATCCCTTTAGTTGCTTCAGTTATCATTTAAACCTCTCTTGGTTCATTACTCATTATATAATGTGAAGTTTATATTTTTAATGTTCCTAATTCAAAGGACAGTTTTGTTTGGTCAAGGGAAATTGAGATAACAACCAAAACCCAAGTGCATCGCCGTGAAAGTTACTTTTAAAAGATATTGATTCATACCCAAGAGAAGCGATGGGGTAATGGCGTTTATCCCTATTTTTATGCTCTAACCCCAAGGGTAAAAGGGTAAGAATGTAAGAAAAACACACTTTTAAGTTTTTAGTGCGGTTTGTATTGCGGCTTCAATCATTGCTTTAACCTTGTTTTTCTCGGAATCAAATGCAGGCCTTAAAAACGGCTGTGGTGAGGTTCCTGGGTGTGATTTTATGTATCTCCAATCTCTAATTTTACCTCTAAGAAAAACAGGGCTTTCAATTGAATGGCTAGATGAACCAAATTCTACAACTTCGGCATATGGAACTTCATCACGACTAACTCCGACTTGATATGCCATTGGACCTATTCTAGATGCTCTTATACCTTTTCTTAATCTACCCGTATCTACTGGCGCATTCCTTACCGCCTGTGCTTCTATCATTAAAGCTCCTTTTTGGACTGCTTTGTCCACAGCAGTAATTACTTTAGGTCCAGCAGTTAATAACTTTTTCCTAACTGCTTTATCTCCAACCACTCGCATTCGTATCATACTTTCCTCAGCGTTAATGTCTTATAGACTTTTGCTCCGCCATATCTGAAAACCATATCATCAACAACTTCATATTCCCGTTCATCTACTTGTCCAGAAGCTACAAGCAGCCTATCCCCCTTTGAAATATCAGTATCAGCATCTATAACAGCGGTTGCATCTCCAGCTATCTGTTCACCAGGTATTGAAAGCCTATCGGTTTCGGAAATATCTTCAATCCAAGCGGTAATGGTAGTTCCACTGCTTGGGGTCGAAATAACATCGCCAGTGATGGGGTCTGTGTATTCGGTATAGGTTAAATGAATTACAGACTCTCCAGCTTCTTTTAAAATGTGCTGTAAATCGTATTTCATTTTTTTTCTGAATTACATCTCATAACTTATATGTGTCCGTGCCTGAACGATGTCAGTCCCATGAACGACTTTAGAAGCGACTGGACGGAGCATATTAAGATAAACTAAATATTGCTGATATAATCTTTCGCCAATCTTGGTTTTTTGAACTTTTAGACTCCTACCTAACGTATATGAAACAGGCATTATATCGTGTTTTCTCAACACGCATAAATAAGCTGTTAAATAATCACAAGCCTTTGATACTAGGGAATAATCGATTGGGTTCAAATGATAACTATAGTCTGCTGATATTCTTTCACTATCGCTTGAAGGTGCTGTAGTTAAAACTATTCTGCCTGAATCCGCCGTAACACTGTCCACACCTACAACTGTTTTTGTATTTTCATCTTGCTCATCATCCCAAACATAAACCGTAATGTCATTTGAATCTACAACCGAATCTTTATTCACATCAGCGATAGGAAAATGTTTTGTATAAAAAGTTTTATTTTCTCCATCAATGCCAGTGCCATCTAGGTTTGGATTTAAATCTTCATCTACAGCACGGACATTGATTTGTCTTTGAACTTCCGCTTCAGCATATTCTATCAGGCTATCAAGAACAGAATCAGCAAGTTCATCTTCTGTTAAACCAGAAATTTGCCGCACTTTAAATGATGTAGTATATGTCATTTTCTCACCTAGGCATTTGTTGTAATTTCAACATCAAAGGCTTCCACATTTTTCGCTGTAAACGTTCCAAGCGTTCCAGTTAAAGTTACAAGCCAAGTTCCAGTCGGTCCATCAGCTGGAACAGTGTAATCATAATACCAAACCCCTGTGCTCTCCTTTGTCATGCTTTCTGCGTCCACCTTTATAGTGTCTGTGCTATCCTTAATCGTGCATGTTGCATTTGAAGGGTCAGTTAATGTGCCATTAATATCTTTAAATGTACCTTTTATGCGGATAGTCTCTCCCGCTTCGATTTTTTCTATCATTCGATACTAACCTCTACTTTTGTTTTCTTTATAATAGTTTCCACTTTACTCTTTAAAATATTTACATCAATTGTTGGATAAGCGACTTTAATCGACAAACTTAACTTCTTGAATAGAATCCCAATCTTTGTCTTTAGAATGTCAATTGAAACTCGGATTAATTTAACTATGCCGACAAATGTTAGTGTGTCAGAAACTGTAATCGATTCTCGGAATTCTCTTATAAATATGCGGACAGACTCCACTTTGTCAGATACCGCAAGTGTTTCTTGTAGGCTTCTCGAAAACCCCCGAATAGTTTCTACAGTATCTGATACATCAAATGATTCTTGTAACGTTTTCATAAATCTGCTAAATATTTCTTTTGCATCACTTATACTAATGGATTCTTGTAAGGTTCTTACAAACCTGCTGCTAACTTGAACTTTGTCAGAAATACCAAATGACTCTTGAAGCCTCTTTACAAACTGACTAATTGTCTCTATTTTGTCAGATACACTGAGACTCTCCTGTAGGTCTCTTACAAACTGTGAAACAAATTCTTTAGTGTCGGATACGTTTATTGATTCACCCAATGCTCTTATGTATTGGGTAGCAGTTTCTACTTTATCAGATACATCAACAGTTTCTCCTAACTCTCTTACAAACCGAGAAACAAGTTCTTTAGCATCAACTATACTTATTGACTCCTGTAAAGTTCTTATAAAATGACCTACAGTCTCTTTAGCGTCAGATATTGTCAACGATTCTTGGAAATTTCTAATGAACTGCTTAACAGTCACCGCTTTATCAGAAACGGTGAGTGATTCAGTTAAGGTTCTTATAATCTGTTGGGCTGTTGAAACGCTATCTACAATGTTTAATGTTTCTGTGATTGGTATCTTTTCACTAATCTTTGAAATTAAGTCACTAACTGGTCCGATTGTATCTGAAAGTTCTTTAGTATATACTTGCCCGCCTACTTCATACGTAACCTCCAAATACGGTCGGAGGGATGTGTCGTCTGTATATTCTTTGGAACGGAAATAGTGATAGAATCCCGCCTCGGCATCTTCTGGCGATTTGATAATCCAGCTTCTTTCTTCACGTGCATCGCAGTCAGATGTCACATCCCAATATTTCCAACCAGTTGAACTAATTAGAAGACTATCAGTCGCAGTTGCATTGAAATCGCCACCAGCAGTCCCCCAAGCAGTCCCAGACTTATAATCATTCCACGTTACTTCGAGTTCTACCCAATCCGTTTCGTAGTTTGGAGTAGTATGATTAACTCTATGAACACTATCTATCCAATTTCCATTCACAGTCCAACAATATAAATATAATTTCGCATCTGTGATAGTAGAGCCTGCTGGCAGAGGCGATAAGTCAAACCTAATTATACTTCGGTCTGGGTCACCACTATAGGGCACTGTGCGGATATATTCTCTATCACCATAATTTGTGTCAGGAAGCGCATGAAGCAAAATCGAATCATCCGCCGTCCCCTGCCCGATTTCTACAATTGGGTCAACCTTAAGCGGATATTTTAACCCCTTGGGAACTTCCAAGAAAACTTCGTTTCCTTTAACAACAAATTTTGAAGGAACTACCTTATTTTTATCAATTCTGATTATTTCATTCTCTTCATCTCTGATATATGGGTCAATATCAGCATCATAAACTGCAACATTACTATGCTTCCATATGGTAACATTATTCTTATCTCTAATAAGAATCGTTCTACCCCCATCTTGAACTTCACAGGAAGCCCAATAGGGAACGTCTAAAACTTTGTGTAATTTTTTCGGTTTATCTAAAAGTTTACCTTCTATTTGTGGTATAGGAGGTAATTCTATAAATTTTTGCCCGTCCCAAGCGTGAAGTAACCCCGTAAGAATAGCAACCCGCTTACCGTTACCTAATTCGAAATGTTTTGTAGAATAGCTCCTAAGACTTAAAATTTCCTGGGATGGGCTATATTTTGTTTTCCACATCTACCCTCGAATAAAAAAATAGAAAAAATAGTTTATAATATGTTCAACGTTACGATAAGGTCAGTGTCCACTTGACTTCTAAGGAGTCGTTTGCTCCCTTGTTAATCACATCAAAGGTCTGCCTGTTAAGAAGCGTGCCGCCGGTAGATGCATTTACCAAACCTGCTTCAGTGATGGGTCCAGTCGCAACTCCTGAAGCAAAAGTTCCAGATGCTGTGTATGTTTTAGTTCCTGGTGTATGGCTGTATGTGTTTGCAACCCTGCCTAGTTCGTGTTCTAAGGCAGTATCTGTAACATTTGCAGGTGTAACACCAGAACCAACCGCAATCCAACCCATATCATTGGGTTGGGTTGGGTTTCCCATTACATCGCAAATGAAATCAAAGCCAGCGTTCGTAATTAAGTTTTCAGCATCTCTCACTTCAACGATTTCATCAAATGCATTCCGAAGTGTGAGCGAAACCTTACCTTTTACGTGAATATTTTCTTTTGTCATTTATTTCCCTCAGACAATCACATAAATACCTGTAATCATCGAACCGATTATTGTAATCAGCAAAATCATCAAATAGTTCTTAGTTGACTTAACTTCCTTACAAATATGTTTAAGATTCATTTGCTGAAGCTCCATAGAAGTCTTCAACTTGGCTATATCAGAGTATATATGAGAGGTATCATTCGATAGTTTATCTATCCTCTCCCTCAAATACTGCAGTTCGTCTTGCATCCACTCATTTTCTGTCATAAAAATATTTATGTGATATATGGTAACAAAGAGTTTAAACTACCACATACCACATGGATTCTCAAAGTACAGATTTACTGATTGACTTGTCTATGCGTCTGATACGACCAACACACAAATTGCAGAATCGTTGAGTCTGCCTGCGTCATATTTCATTGTACCTACAAGCAGATGGCTCCTCTTCAGAACTTCATAGTCTGTATCAATAGTAGCATCACGCTTGATAGCTATCGCACCAGCATGTTTACTATCAAATATCAAACATTTGTGTCCTGCTGCTCCATCAGTCACCTTTGGTAGGTTTGTAGTTACAATGACCTTCATACCCAGATACTTACCGATTTCTCCGTTCTGCACAACCTCATTTGCGCCATACTTAGATGCATCAACGAACTGAGAATCTTTTAGCAAAGCTCTCTCTTGTTCAGGTGCAATAAATATGACATCTGGGTTGTAATTATCAGAACGAACTTCAGTTACACCACTCGCAATCAGGTCTGTAGTTAGAACATCCCCAAGCACCAGTTCTGCCGATGAGCTCTTAGCACCACCGTATAAAACTGCACCAGTAGCACCAGCCAGCGCTTCAAGAATATCCTGGTCCTCTTTTTGTGCCAGTGCTTCGCCTAGTTGCTCGGTAGCATCTCTCAAAATATCCAATCTAGCCTCTTCAACAGCCTCTCTTGTAACTCTAACTCCAGCACCTACAGGAGCAGGTGTTAAATCTAGAGTCGAATACTCAAGAGCTGTTGGAGTGATATCTGTACCTTCTGTCAGAGCAACAGCATTTATTTTGCCGGTTTTGGGTATATGAATGATATCACCAGGACCATTCTTCAAATCTTCATTAACTTTTACAAAGTTTCTAGCTACTCTCCTAGCCTGAGCTGCAGCTTCAACTTCGTCAGACCATATTTCAGGGATTACAGCATCAACTTCTGTGGTTGTAGTATCAGCCAACTCTTCTAATTTTTTCATATTATTGTCTCCTCTTTAAATAATCACGTGCCAACCTTGCAAAATCTTTATCTTCTAAACCATCTTCCTCAGATTTGATAGCTTTTACGACAGGTTTGCTAATTTCTTCTTTAAGCTGTTTAAGCTCATTTTTAATTTCTTCTATTTCATCGGTCTTTTCAAGCTCCACATTAGACTCTTCATTCTCAGACGCACTCATCTCGGATATCTTCTTTTCAAGCGCATCAACCCTTGCAGTTAATTTCTTAATTGCTTCCTCTAGCTCGGGGTGAGTATGAGGATAGGGTGCTGGATATTTTTGTCCCTCTGCAGGAGCTTCTGCCTCCGTCACATCTTCAGTAGTTTTGACTTCTTCTTCCGTCGAGGGCTCTTTCACTATCTCTTCTGAGGTTGGAGTTTCTTCCTTCACAGCCTCTTCTTCTGCAATTTTCTTTTCTTTTGCCATTGAGGAATTCACCTCCTTACTGTTATTATATTTTGAGCTTAATAAAATCTTTTCATTAGTATCCCCCGGCACTGCTGATAATTTAATCATACAACCTGGACATGCGGGGTCCTCCACCAAACTAACTTCAACAAATTCTAAGTTTTTTGCTGATGGACCTCTATCTGTCGACTCTTCATCAATAAAGACTCCAACACTAACACCCTCAACTAGCTTGTGTTTAATTTTATTTATGATGTCGGGGTCACATATTCCGCCAGTAAACTCAATCTGTTTTAGTTTATCATTCCATGAAACATCTAGAACCCTTCCGATGTGGTCTCGAACTGAATCGCTGTGGTCAATCTTAATCAATCTCCCTTTCAAAGAATCATATCCCTTTTCAAGTTCATTGGCATCATAATAAACACCATTCATTTTTCCTTCTCTAATGGCAATGCCTTCAACAACTAATGGAAAATCAGATTTATCTAGCTCTTCATATTTTGTTATTGGAAGTGATAAAGTAACAAATGTCTTCCCACAATGATTTTTCATTGTTTTTTGAAGTGTGTTACCACTAGTTTCAACATTGCTTAGTTGTGTTAGCAATTCTTGCACAACAGGATGCTCATATATATCAGACATACTATATTCTTTATTTAATCTTTGAAGTATATATTTTTTTATATAGTCATTGGGTAATCCAATCTCTTTTGCTCTCTTAACATACTGTTCTTCTGTAGGATTATCAACACCAACATATGGTCTTTGGTCTTTTGGCTTCCAGAATAACCAGACTGGCCTTTCTTCAATTCTTTCTCCTGGCTCTCCCCTCGGCGGTAAATCGGTTTTGCGAGCTACAAATCTCCCATTAAACCGCTTGCCAAATAAAAAGAACTCTAAGAAATCAGACTTTTGTGTGCCCATCAAAAATGTACCCTTATCTATAATCTTAAATGTGGCAGGTAATCTCTCTGTCGCTCCCACCTGGCCTGGTGGCACATATCCTTCAAAGTCTAACCATGTCTTAGGTTGATTTGGTTTGAAAATGCATTGTATCTTCTTCCCATCCATTCCTGGCTTATTAGACAACTTGGGAGGTTTACCAATCCGTCCGGGGTCAAATAAAGTTAAACCAACTAGAAATCCATCCCACTCTAATCTTAAGTCTGTGTGCCTAGACTTCCCCCTATCATGATACTGCATAACATATCTCGCTTTCTTTTTCTTAGGTGGTTTGAATATATCTAGCTTTAGCGTTTTAATCGAATAATTACTCTGCAAAAATCTTGATATTTTCACTTCTTGTAAAAAATCAAAAACAAATTCTTTTGATAGCTCTCTAGGAGTTACTTCAGCAACTCTATCTAAAACAGATAGAGGGTCAGGCTTCTTTTTATCAAACCTAACATCTATTACTCTTGGAATCATCCATGTATAGGTAGCATCATCCCATTTTCTTATTTCTAGAACATCAACAGTTATAATGTCTCCTACATTTGCTTTTACGTTAGTATTAAATGTTTTTCCAATTTTCATATAAAACTTGCCTTTATAAACTACTGCTGTTTCACCTATCTTATTAGCTAGCTCTTTTGTTATTGGACCAACGGCACAACTATATTGATATGTTTCTTTAGCTCCTGAAATTAGCTTCTTATCAATAACAAGAGCATCAACCTGCAATGTCTTTTTGAACTTATACCACGTTCTTGTCTCACCATCCAACTCATATATACCATCGGCGCTTTTCACCATAGCACCTTCCGAACCTACCAATCGACTTACTTTTTTAACTGCTTTTAGTAAATCATTTGTTGTAGATACAAGATACTCTTCTGCATTTTTGCTAACATCAGAACTAAAACTAAGTTTCCTAATGTGCTTAGTCTGGTTAAGTTTGTGGAGTAATGATATGCGTTCAGAAAGTGGCAATTTATGAACATCTTTGCCATCAAAGTAAATGGTATCAAAAACGTGGAATATAATACCAGAATCATCTGGCTCATCCTTTCCCATTACTAAATCAGCAACGGCAGTTCTGCGTAAAGGTTTTTCATTTTTATATGTTACAAGTTCGCCATCTAAAATTACAGACGTAACAATCAATTTAGTAGCATCATTAACAAGAGAAGGGAATCGTTTGGTTACATCACGACCGGTAGAAGTATAGAGCTTTATATTCTTACCTTTCTTATGCAACTGAGCTCTATATCCATCAAACTTTTTAGATACAAAGTAACGTCCTTCCGGTACAATATCAGCAAGTGCCTCTAAAGTAAATACTTCGTTACTTGACCACCATTTTGATGCCTTTTGTGGCTTAACAAACCTGAAGGGTGATACTATAATTAACACCTCATATTTACTATTACTATATTAAGTTTAAAATATCTTTTACTATACAGAAGCTATATATACCATGAGTGGAATGCTAAAATTATGGAGGTAAGTAAGGGTGAAATTTGAGTGTACAAATTGCAATTGGGTTGCAGAGAGAATAGAAAAGTTTCTAGTCGATGGCGCGGACAGTGTAACTTGTCCATGTTGTCAACATACAACGATAGAAGTTAAGGAGATGAAGTAAATGAAATCAACTATCACCAGAACAAAATTCAATCAGCCCCTCAAATGTAGCAAGAAAACACGAATGCTCTTCAAGCAATTGCAAAACGCGAAGCAGAAAAGGTCGAAGGTACGAATAGCGAATGAACTTGTCAAAGAGCTCAATCTTGATGCTTGGAGCTGTCCACATTTAACGGGACGAGAAAGACAAACACTGTCCCCGCAAGAATTATACAAAGTATGCGATTGTATTGGTGGAGGTATGGTAGGACATCCAGAAGTTAAAATAGAACCACTCAGAAAGGGGCTGTTGGGACTCTATTGCAGAGCAATCGCTAAAGACCGATATGACATTACAATTTCTCCTCATGCAGACTTTATTCCAACATTCATACATGAGCTTACACATTGGCTTGATGATGATGTAGATATTGGAAGTCGATGTGGGGCACACACTAAATCATTTTATGCAAGAATGGCTGACTTGCAAAAAAGACTAACGAGGTGAAAAAGAATGAGAATAATTGAAAACACAACACATATACCAACGGAAGAGCTGAGAGCACTGCTTATAGAATGGGCAAAGAAATCGAGAGTTTCAACGGCAAAGCTGAGAGTTCGGTGCATACCATATCAAGGTAGACATTCAAATGTAGGCCGGGGCACATACTATCCATTCGGCGAAGGAATCGTAATGAGATTAGGCAAAGATATACCAATTGAATCAATCATACACATTTGGGTGCATGAGTTACAACATCATAAGTATTCATGGATGCCATTCTCACGAAGACGAAAAATAAGAAATAAAGAACGCTGGTGCGAAGAGAATACAGTTAAAATCCTTGTAAAGAATGGCATCCCAGTGAGGTGGACAGGGTATAAAGTCCGCAAGAAATTTGCAGAAAATATCAGAGAGAAATACGGCGTTGAATTACCACTCAGTTGCACACGCAGTGGATGACGGTGAATACCGATAAGTGAAATACTTTAATCTTCTTTTTTCATTTTAACAACTTTCGAATCTCTAACTCTCTTGAATTCCCAATTGTATAATGGAACATAATCATCATGCGGGCCAACTGGGTCATAGACAAAGTGTAACCTTATATTATCCGGGAACATTTTTCTAATCCTAAGCTCAATCACTGGGTCTCTGGTTATCTGTCTAATTAAAATATCTAAATCATTGCCTAACTTTCCTTGCTCAACCGAACTCCCAACAATAAAGATGTGTGGAGATGATACTGAGAAATCTTTAAACCTATCAAGTATATCGTCCAGCATAACCTCTTCTTTCTTCAACTGAATATGTTTATTCTTAACCAAAACCAAGACTATATCGTTTATAACATCTGTCTTCTTAATTTTGCAGGGAATTCCATCGTCCATAGCTTCCTTGGCTAACTTTTCTATATCGCTCTCGCTATATATCCTCTTATGTGACTTTGGTTTCCGTTTACCCAAAGGAATGAGATGTATGGCTCTATATTTAGCAACTCTCAAACTCTCTTGAATCGCTTTCTTGTCATCATCAACATGCTCTAATACGTGCATTGAAAAGACAGTATCAAACGAGTTATCATCAAAATCTAAATTCTGTGCATCACCCTTATATACTTCTAATCCTTTTTTCTTACACACATAGAGAGGCACATCGTTATTATCAATCCCCACAGCTCTATAGCCAGACATCGCAAACATCTCAAGAGCTTTACCTCCTCCACATCCCACCTCTAAGACACTGTCACCCACAACTTCTGGTATTATTGCCGACATATCATAGATAAACGTAAGGCGTTCTGGTCCTTCTAAATCCCAATACTCTTCCCAAAAATCTGGTTCTTTTAACATTTCTCGTGGTGGTCTGTGAATTGGCGAATGTACATTATAGCCTCTCTTGTTAAGCTCGGCTTCAATCTCATCGTGAAGTATCTCACATTCTGTTATCGTCCAATCATCCGGTTTCTTTGCCCAATTATGTTTAGCCCAAGCGTGTAAAATCGAATGGTCAAATAAAAGTTCTTTAGTATCCATCTTGGACACATCTTGACCTTTACGTATTAGTGTTTCCTCCTTTTCCAAGAATTCAACTTCCTTAATCATGGTTTGCACATTAGAATCATGTTTATACAACTTGGGTGGGTTAAAGACACTTATTACTGACACATTATAAAGGTATAGTGTCTCTACATCTGGCCACCACTTTAAACGCTCTGCGTCTGTAACCTTATGTTTGTCTTGAAGTTCCTTAAATTCCTCTAAATTAATTTCTCTGACGTTGGTTAATTTAATAATACCATAACAGAATTCTCCTGAACATAAGTATATAGGCTCATCTAAGATATCATACTTTCTAGAGTATACAACAGCCATTTGTTTTCCTTCTATAACCAGCTTGCCATGAGGCGGTTGAATATATAATCCTCTCATCTCTCCTCAAAGTAAGGCACTATAGTACAACGGCAATTCGCGTGGATTGGCAAATCTGGTGCCTCCTCCCTTCTAAACACATGATTTTCTAAATCCATACACTCTAAACAAGTCCTCTCATCACCCGCTACAATAAACTGAACTTTCTCAACTCCGGCTCTCTTATAACCTTCAAGCCTACCAACGTTGACTGCTCTAGCCATTTCCGTTCTTGCTATTAATTCAGCCCTATACCTAGTGGCATCAAACACATCCCGAATCCGTTTCTCTATTTTGCTAATATTTTCTCCTTTGTTCAACCCTGTCATAATCTCTGTCTTAACCTCCGTCTCTATTTCATCTGTAACTCTTCCACTTAGTTTAAGTGCATATGTTTGTAAAAATCGCTCTGCTTCTCCATCCTTCTCTATTTCAAAAACCCCAGTAATTTCTTGCAATGTCTGTTTAGGCTTAAATTCATCAAATGCTCTTTGGCCTCCTCTCTTAAATGCTTTCAACATATAGCCAAGAAGCACTTTATAGAATTGCTTCTGTTCTTTGTCAAAACTTAAATCATTAACATCGGATATAGATATCATTTCTTGAATAGATTCAGGCTTTTTCTCTTCATATTACCAAAAACTCTATCAAGTTCAGATGCCACCTTTTTGTCTAGGTCCTCTGTATCTATGAACCTATTATCTTCAAGTTTAGCTAATTCCCTAAGCTCCTCTTTGGGTGGCAAGCCTTCGCTCTCTCTTATTACCTTTTCAATATTATCATCTGGTGTAAGCAGACCCGTCTTAGCATACAAACCATATCTTTCCGCTTTTTCTGTTAATGTTTCAGCTTCAATTTCATCCCAAACTATTCTGGGAACTTCAGATAACCCCCTCAACTCAATTATACGTCTAAATATCTGTTCTTCAATATCATGTGCTAAATGTGCTTGAATCGATTTGATTTTCTTTGCGAACTGTTTCGCTTGTATCTCTACAGTCGCTCTATTCGCTCCTTCGGCAGCTCCTAGCAAAATAGCTCTTGGAACGCCTAACGTTGCACATTGTAGATTAATGAAGTATTCCATATGATTACGCATGTTTGTTAAAGTCCCTGGCTGTAAAAACTTAATGTTATAAAAGTATGGAACAACCAAATCAGTTTTATAATCAAAATTCCTTAGCTCTTTGCTAAAGTTTTGGATTGCTTCAGGTGTAGGCCATGTCTCTCTTCTTTCGCCATCACCTATCTGAGCTAATATTGTAGGCGAAGAATATCTCCATGCTGATTCACCCAACGCCTCCTCCAAGTTTAGTTTAATCAAACAAATTTTATATTGTGGTTCAATTAAACCAATTCCGTTCCAAGAATCAGCTACAGTATATAACCTAAAGTGGGCTATCTCATCAAATTTAAACTCTCTTTTATCTATACCAACTTTCTGCACATAACCTGTTGGAATGCGGTTATCGATAAGTTCTATAACTCCCTTACTATCACGTTTAAAATCTATGGTCTTGGGGTCCATCACCGTAATATCAACAATGTTAGACTTTGGCTTATTATAATTCAGTTCACCGTAAAAGTTTCCATATATACATTCATGCCGGATTATCTCTTCCATCTTAAGGTGCAGATTTGATTGTTTAACAAAATTCTCAATAACTTCTTTTGATTTGGGGTCATCACACTCTATTTTAAAGTTTGTAACCGTATAATGGACAATTAAGTTAATCCCGTTAAATATCAACCCATCTAAGTGGTATAACCTCTCTAAATCAGTTGGAGAGATTCTTTTAAGCCTGCTCTTTGTTAAAATCCTTTTTGGTGAAATGCTCGCAACTTCAAATGTAACAGCCGCCTTCTTTGGCAAAACTGTTTGCCTAATTGACCTTGCTGCATTTGATAACTTTTCAAATCTAGACATTCTACCTCACTATATAATATTAATAACACCAACTATTAAATACTTTTGTTATTTTTTAACTCTATAATACATTCCCTTTCGCTCTAAATCGAATCTGCGCAATATCTGGGCTAAAGAACGTGAAGACTTTACTTTATGTTTCTTCCAATATTTGTTCATACGCTCAAAAGCTTCTTTTGCAGTAAACCAGCCAGGAAATTCTGATATACATTGCCATACTCTTTCGTCTCTGAGGTCGTATCTGTGCTTCATATCCCCCTCCTTGCTCTTTTAATGGTGGCATAATGAAATATATTGGGCATAACCCTGCTCTCTTTTGTAGCCAACATCAGAGAATCTACAAAATCATCATCACCCTTGGACAGTGTTACCCTGCCAGTGGGAGTGGTCATATATGTGTATTTCCCAAGCTGTCTAACCAATTCTATGAATCTACTTGGTATTCTTATTTTCTTATTTTCAAAGAGAGACTTTAGGTTGCTAACCATTATTCTTTTCTCACTTGTAAATGGAACTTCTTCGAGATTTAACCCATCATCTACAAGCCGTTGATTTTCTCCTTTATGTGATATATCAGCAAAAACTCTATCTACATTATATTCATCATATAATGATTTGATTCGTTCTCTTAGTTCAGTTGCCTTTGCTTGCTTATGTTCCTCTGCCAGAAGAACACTAAATATGCCATCTTGGTTTTGAACGATAGTTATAACTGTTGGATGCACAAACCCCCAGTCAATGCCCATATAGATTGGGTCTTCAGTCAAGGACGGAAGTGATTCGATAATGCTCTTTTTGATATCTTCGCCATCAAATACAGTTCCTGTTAAAGGTGTTGGCAATCCTTCCCATTCAATTCTAAATGTCTCGCTATCAAGTTCCTTTTTAGCGTCTTCAATTTTCTTTTTATCAATCCATGGACAACTAACCGCTTTCCATTGATATGTTTTATAACCAAGTTTCTCAGCATTTTCCCATGTATCAACAAAATAGCTAAAGTAGTGATGTGGCGTACTGGTTAAGATTATACGTCCATGATAACTTGTAGATACCTGAGGCAAAGCAGCTTTTATTAAATCATCTGGTACCTCACATGCTTCATCAATTAACAAAGTATCGGGATGTGGACCTCTCACCTGTTTTTCACTTGCTGTTAGCACATCTATCCGAGAGCCGTCTTTTAGAACAGTTCTAGTCTTCATAACATCTCCATCAACCTTGTCCGCTAGTGCTGTTCTAGTAAAGAACTTCTTGCAGTATGAATAAAGAATTTCTGCTTGTTTAAAACTTCCAGCCAATACAGTAACTTCGTATGGCTTTTTATAGTAATAAGGCAAAATATCAATAGACCAGGTGGCTACTATTGCAGATGCGAATGTCTTGCCACCACCTCTAGCCGAGCATATTAAAACTTTTGTATTGCTGAGGTCGGTCATATCCCTTAAAAACTCCAACTGGCCTGGCGATAGGTTTGGTATATTTAACCTCTCCTTTGTGTACGCATCTATGTCAGTTCTATATTTGTCAAACATTAAAGCTTCTAAGATTGCTTCTTTATATTGACTCAATTTTACCACTTCATCCGTTTATATGCTAATTTGATATCTTCAGGCCATAGTCTTTTTCTACCTGCATGTCGAGCCAATAAATTAGCTTGAGGCACAATTCTGCTAACTATCTCCTCTAAGATATCCCTCATCGCTACAACAGCATCAGGATTTATATCACCTATCTCACTATTATCTTTCATTATGCGTCTGATTGTTGTAAGTGATAACCTTACCATGTTTCCTCTGGCCTTTTAATTCTACCTGACATTTCAATCAAATCAGGTATGAAGTTTGTACAAAATATCAACTCTTTAAATGGACAATGTTTTCTCCTTTTGCATATGTTACAGTATTTCATATCAATTTGAAAAAGTTTAGAGATTGGATTAAGGCTTTTCTGCTAGTTTCATCAAATGTTGTGTATTTTCCCCAGAAATGTCTTTTACTTAGAAAGATTGTGTGGTTTCCTGACAAACATTTTCCTAGTTTTTCTATGAAATCCAAGAGCGCATCGGGTGTTTCTGGTTTTTTCATTTTACCACCTAACCCAAGAGGGTCGGCGTGTAGTTGTATTTCTCAGGTATTTTGGATGCTTATACCCTAGGGGTAGAAGGGTAAAAGTGGGGTTGAAGTTAAATTTAATAGTTATATTTAGTGTATACTTAGCTATTTTATCAGACCCCCACCCAGTAAAATTTCAAAACGGGACAAACCAAAAAACCAACTCCTCACCCTATATACAAACTACATCCAATTCAATTTCCATCTTAGGAGATACAGCGCTCCTCCTCCCATACATAGACCCTGCTTGTTATCTACATACCTTCCCGGCGCACTTTCCATATTAGAAGACATAAGCACTTATTAGAATCCAACTGCGCTCCCAATTTCTACCTGCGCTCATAGAATCACCTTACGTTCACCAGCTTCATCTTTTTAAGTTTCTCAATCATCTGTATCTTAACGTCTTTTGGAACGTCCTCAATTAACTCTATAATAGTTGGAACAATCGCCTGCATATTAACTTCTGATTTGAACTTATCGGTGCGCAGTCTATATAGCATATCGATTGTGAGTCTTATCTCTGTCAGCAAGGCTTTCGTAGCATTAACTATACTTGCTTCTGTGATATCCCCCTGAACCAATTGCTCAACAAGCTTGCGCTCCAAGTCCAGATTGCTTTTTATAATATCATCTAAATCCAGCCTGTCTTTTTCTGATTTCAGCGCATCCTCAGAAATACCTTCGATAACGACCATATGGTTTTTCATATGGCCCATAAAGGAGGGAACGCTTATCTTTTCGTTATACTCGCGCTGCGCAATCCTGGATAATTCATTGAGGCTGGTGCCTGTTATTCTCAGAGATTCATAGTCTTCCCTATTTGGAGAGCTGCATACTTTACAGCGTGGCTCATATACTACCTGTTTGATTTGGCGCTGTATTGTTTCCGGCGGGTTTAGTAGTTTAGGCATAGCGCAAAGGGGGTTAAATAGAGGGGATAGTTAAAATTGCTGCAGTATTATTATCTCTACTTAATTCCATCTATTTATTTAATCCATATACTATAATACTCACTTAACCTCTATACCACAAAACAAAGTCCTGCGCCTTTATTCTTAGAATCACACACAACCTCACATATCCACAATTCCCCCAATAAAAGCCTCTAATTATTATCACTATATATGGCAGTCTAATCTCGTCTATAACTCTTTACTCTCATCTTATTAAAAACACAAAAACACTGACAAAACTTCATAACAACCTATCATGCTGACTTTTTAACCCTAATACCCTCAACTAGATAATTACTGCTGCAGTATGGACAGTACCCAACATCTGTATACTTTCCTTCTCGGATAAACTTGTATCCGCAATTTCCACATTCTGTTATTGTTACCATTTTGACCACTTCTATTTCCCCTCAACCAGTATGCTAGAGCCATCCCGTGTTTCAGTTCGCTGGGTGATTTTCAATGTAGCATATAATTTGCGAACTCAGAAAAGCTTGCGGGAGGCAAGTTACACGGTAACGCCATTTTAGCCTGATTGAAGGAGTCCTCTCAAACCTTTTATTTCACCTCTCCTTTATATATGAACCTGATAATATTTAAACCTTTTTATTAATAATTTTTGATTACCCAAATACCGCGCTATTTTTAGATTTGTCCCTTGTCAATCTCTTCCAAGTTTTATCAGACAAATTTTGTACACAAATTACTTTATCGTAAGGGAATGTAAAAATATCACCTGTTTTGTTTGATAACAAATAACCAGATTCACCATTAGATGTAATATAGCTTATTTTATCACCAACAAAAATAAGATTTCCTTCCGCAGAGGCAACCATAACTAAAAAATTTCCATTAAAATATTCCAAATCTTCTCTCCTCTTACTCTTATTGAACAACTTAAATTTCATTCTGTTTCTCTCCTTCGTAAAAACAATTTGGACATATATCATTAACTTGCCCTTTATACACACAACCGCACCAATCACAAACAATCGTAAGATTCGGTCCTTCTCCTCTCATGCTGCAAATCCCCCTCCCAATCTAATTCCAACTTCAACATTTTTGTAATCCGATATGTTATGTTCCTCCTGCATATGCTCCTTCATCTCATCTTCAGATTCTTTTATGACTATCTCTTGCCTTTCCTTATAACAGATTGAGCAGATAAAAATTTGGTTCATGTGATACACCCAAAGTTTAATCTTTAGCCATATCTCCTAATTGCTTATCAATTTCACTTTCAATCTGCTTAATCTGTCCCTCATCGTAAAGGCATCCTTTGGGGCAATTGTGTTCTATCTCAACGTCTGAAATTTCACCATCATGGTCATAAAATGTATAAAATTTAACTTTTAATTTTGACTTGCATATAGGACATAAGACGTTGATGTTCGTTAGAATCTCAGACATGACTATCCATCCTTCAGTAATTTTTTGAGTTCATATCTAGCAACATATATATCGTGGAGTGTGCTGTTGAATTCATCCGATGTTATATTAATTAGTTTACCAGATTCTAAAGTTTCAGTTACATACTTTCTAAACGCTCTTTCTTTTTTGTCCAACTCCTCAATTCTCTCCTTAATTTTTTGCGTATGTCGGTCTCTACCATGGTTGATAACCACAATCACACGATGGTTTGCATATACATCTTTTACTCATACTCAACCCTCCTCATATACGTGTCCACATCCTTGACACACTCCATCAACTATTTTCATCTCTGGGCAACATGTTCCTTTAGCAGGGCGTATAGACATGTATTCCTTCATCTCAACCTCTCCTTACTCTTCTTTTTTAAGCCAAGCACTTTCCGCCTTCCAATCTCAAAGTCATCTGGTGAAGGATGTTTTATCGGAACGATTGGGTATTTCTTCTTCATCTCAGCCTCTCCTCTCTTGACCGCCACATAAGTGTAGTTGACCAACGACCACGACTTTGTAACAGTACGGGCAAATGGTTTTCATGTTCTCAACCTCTCCTTTCGTCTATGCTCTGCTATGACTTTCGTGATTTTCATAGCCAATTCTTCGTCCCATCCGCACACTATTCCGAATGCTTTTTCTTCTCCTATCTTCATTTCAACCTCTCCTCTTTTTGTTGTATTCTTCCCACTCATCTTTTCGTCGCTTTCACAAAATTTTGCAAAAGATTCAAAACCCTCTACCGAGTATGGTTTTACTTTTTTGTGTTTAATGCCCGCCATCTCTATGCCCCCTTGGACTTCTTCATCACGAGACACACATCCTTGTGGCAATGAGGGCATTCGAGTATCGCCACCACTTCCTCGTCCTTCCTCATCTCACCCTCTCCATTTATATAGTCCAATACGTTCTTTATAATTCATGTATTTTATAGCATCAACCCATGTTTTTGTCATCTCGCCTCTCATTGGTTTTCTGAAATAATGTCTAACCTTTCGCTTACATATTTCGCATCTGACTTTACGTGAAGGGCTTGCGAACACGAATCTCCATCCATCTTCTCTATCCCTCTCTCCAATGCATTGAGGACATACATTATGATACTTCATCTCAGCCTCTCCTCATACAGTTCATTTCGAGTGTGGCGGGCAGGACTTGAACCCACATCATAGTGTTACCATTACACCACCGCCACATTATCTCCGACTTCCACGAGATGCGGCTTTCCCTTTTCTATGCTTTTTATCTTCATTTGGATGGTGTATTCCCTTATCGGCATCATTTTGACAAAGATATCATATTCTTGTTCTACCATCTCAGCCTCTCTTTAATGCCTCCACGTGTCATTGTCGTTCTCATAGTATATATATCTGTTGGTTTTAATTAGATTTCTTATTTGCATCAACATCTTACATCACGAATCTCGCCCACTACAGGTTCAACGGGGTTTGCCAAAGCGAGAACCCCTAATACCCTGTAGTCTTAGCGTTCGTAATGCGAAATTCCGCCATCTGTGTATCTGTGTAAGGATACACCTTACTCGACTTGGGACAGCCCCGCGCAACCTTTAGCACTCCTTGAAATTAGAGCAGTCCAGCACAGTTAGCCCATCGTAACAGAGCGGGAATATCCCGCTGCCGGGCCAGACCACCCTTATCACGACGTTGTCATTGAGTTGCTCCATCACTTCTTTTGCCTGTTGTGCTCCCTTCTCTCCCCCCTCATCAACGAAAACCTGCCTGTCCGGTGGATTGCTGCACTGTATGTGAGCGTCTCCTGGTAATGCACATTTGTGCTCGCATTTGAAGCACGGCATTTTCCTCTCTATCTTCATCTACGCCTCCATATCTTCTTCTAATTTATATATTTTCTCAAGCATCTCATCCATTTCGTTAGTAGCAGTGAATGTTCCAGGCTTTACCTCTTTCCATCCCAATGTCGAATGCACTAAGAATGCACGTAAATTTGCTAATTGTCTTTCGGTTAATTTTAACGTTCCAAACACCATTTTGTTTACCTCTTATAGTTCAAAGTAACTTTTACTATAAATACTTTGCTCCAAATAATTCTTGAATATGTTTAAAGCCGTATAATTTCATAGTCTACAATACCCGTATCCAACTGCTCTCCAATTCTCAGACGTTTCTTACCAATCTCCAAATACTTCGGCTGAATCTCGATAGAAATCGAACTGCGTCCTAAATCCCTCGCAACCTTCGCAGTCGTGAATGCACCTGCGAAGGGGTCGAGGACGATGCCAGGGTCAAATCCGTCACAACCACAATCTGTCCATCCAATTGTCACTCCTTGATATATACAAGCTTTGGGGTCTAAATTACCATCAATGTTTTTTCCTTCTCGCTTGCCTCCATGATGTGTTCCTCCCTTATATGGGCTCTTTACTATCCTCACCCTCGGCTTCCCGCACTTCTTACATACCCACTGCGGACACGAACTCTTGATAATTCTCTCGACCAATGATTCAGGATACACGGCAAAGTGTAGACCCGAAAACGGCTGTGTGTTAATCGCCCAGAAGTCACCAGGATTACGTCCCTTATTTGAAAATTTAATCGTGTTATCAACCAAAACAGTCTCGGTCATCATCTCGTCTAATTCATCATCAAAACCGAGAATCTCTTTGAGCTTCCACCAATCCTCTGGCGACGGTAAACACGCACCACTATAATCTTTTCTTATCCAGTGTCGCCATCTATGCTTGCCGAATACATCATCTAAAACCTTGTAGTGTGCTTTGCCGATGTGTCTCTTTAAATAATCTGCGACCTGTGTTTGAACAACTTCGTGAACTCTCTGCTCGTGATACGATAATTCACGCTGGAGCCCCTGTCTGTTAGAATGTCCATCTGTGCCGATATATTTGGGGCTTAAATAAACATCCCCTGGGTTCTTGCCTATTGGATGAAAAGCACCATCTTCACTTGGCTCTGGTGCCTGTCGTAATCCACGAATATTGGGGTCGATTAACGTCTTATTTCGTGCCCTCTGCGTCCTCGCCCTTGGACTTCCAAACGATTCGGCATCTTCACGACCAGAGAATTTGCCTCGATATGAGTATTCTTTGCCCTTCGTTGAAAATTGCGGACCACCAAGCAATGCGTCAAGATTCTTTTTGGTTTTTGTCGTACCC